TGTTCGGCAGGTCGGCACCAGCGGTGATCACCGTGGCGCCGCCGACCGGACGATTCGGCGTGCGATCCGCAGGAACCTCGGGCGTGACCGGAGCGACCGGCACGACCGGCACGACCGGCGGAGCGACAACCGCAGCCTCGACGGGAGCGACCGGTGCCGGAGCAGGGATCGGGGTCGGGGTCGGCGCGGGCGCGGGGTTGACCAGCGTGTCGCCGCGGAACTCGGCGAGACGGGCGGCCAGCTCAGCGCGCTTGGCAGCGTCGTCCTTGCGGCGAGAGAACTCGTTGCGAACGGCCGTGGCGGCGTTGGCGAGCTCCTCGAGACGCTCGGTCGAGAAGGGCACCTCCTCAGCGGGCGCGCCCTCGGCCGGAGCCTGCGGGTCGAGCTCTGCCATGACCAAGTCCCGCAATTCGTTAAGCTCGTCATCCGAGAGCGACGTAACGTTGCTCAGGAGTTCCTGGATGCGGTCCATGTCTGTAGCCTTTCAGTAGCCGGAGGTTTGTGTTAAGACAGTTCCGGCTCGGCTACGACGAGCGCTTCCTCGATACTGTAACAGGCTACTGCGCTTGTGCAGCTTTACGAGCAGCCCAAGCTATTCGTGCAGATTCGCTCATGCGTTGTCTAGCTTCAGCTGACGGTGTCGCACGTACAGCAGCCGCATCTGCAATCTTTTGCTTGGTAACGTTGGTTAGCCTACTATCAGATGGACTTGAGCGTCTCGATCGTCGCAATCGCCTCTGCACGAATACGCGCATCCCGCTCACTGATGAGCACGGTGACGTGATTCTGCAGCTCATCGAGACGCGACTGCATCGACTCGTACTTCGCGGCGTGACCGACCATTCCAGCTGCAACCAGCGCGATGACCTCACCAGACGCGACGAGCGCACGCGGACGTGCATTCACCGGGAATCCGGCCACATTGACCTGGCAGCAGGCAACGAGATCGAGCTTGCCGTCACGCTTGCGCCAGTCGCCCGACGGCTCAGATGCACGGAATGCACGAATCTGCTCGGGCGAGATGTCCGAACGCATTGCACCGCAGACAAAGACGCCGTACTTGCCGTCCTTGGCCCGAACATCTGCCACGGCGGAACGCGTGTCGTCATAGTGCTTGACAGACATGGCCGGATCCATGTCGAGTGATGCGTGTCCGCCGATGAGGGTGAGCTGCCCGACCTTGACGTCAGCGCCTTCCTGCGTCCGCAGCGGCTTACGGTTGAAGTAGCGGTATCCGCTGGGACTGTGCGGCGGCTTGAGCTTCGGATTCCCGAGGTGCGGCGTGCCCCACTCAGCGATGTGCCCGTACACGCGACCATCGTCATCGACAGTCAGCGGCGTCGGGCCATCAGGCTCCTCCATCTCGAACCACGAGGTCGGCGGGAACAGCGGACCGGCAGAAGCAACAATGGCAGGCACTTCACCCTCCTCAGGGACGATCTCGATGGTGGCCTCCTGGAAGGCTGGCTTAGCAACCAGAGTGGCAGCAACGAGCCGCCCGTGCTTGATGAGCATCGACTCGCCGCCATCATCATCGGTGGAGAGTTCGTGCTGGAACTTGTCCACGTCGCCGGAGACACCGGTCAGGAACCGCTCCTTGACCTGGCGTGCCGCTTCCAGCGCGTCGGGGTGCGAGTCGAACACACCTTCCGCGTTGCCGAGACCGCCAGCTTCGAGACGCTCGACATGCATGATCTTACCGACGATGACCGACTGCTTGTGGCCTTCATCGGTGATCTTCTGCCAGAGGAGCGGCATGGGCGGCTCCTTGAACTCGAGAGCATCCATGGCGAACTGACGACGATCACCGCTGGGCACGCCCTCAGGAATCACGATCGGGATACGGAACTTGCGTCCCGTACCTGCACCGGCACCTTCCGGAACGATGACGTCAGGGTCAACAGCGACAGCCGCCGCGACGATCGCAGTGATCTCGGCCAGAGCCGAACCAACGAGCGCCTCGAGCGTCTCGGGGTCGTCCACCGTCGGGAACGCATTCGCGTCCTCAGACGTGATATCAGCCGGTCCCCAGCTGCCCTCAGCACCGAACATCTCGACAGCATCGTCAGCACCAACCCGGTAGGTGATATTCGCGTCAGGATCCCAGAAGTACGTCATGTCGGGCGAGAACTCCGCCGCGCCACTCGCAGTGATGGGTTCGGGCATGTCATTGCCTTCCGTCGATGTGTACGTGTCGAGAGGGTCCATGTTTGCAGCAGGATCCTCATCGACTGCAGGTGTTGCAACCCCGAGAGTAAATGCTTCATGCTCATTACCGACCGCTAGGACGATGTTCGTGATAGGCCAGGGCGATTCACCGCCGGGTGGGATGCCTTCTGGACGTTCACCGCCATAGCGAATCGTCATGTGCGGCGTGAAATCGTGGTCCTCACGAGCAGGAACCGCAGCTTCAGACAGTCGCTGCACCACGTCGGTGCGAATTGCGGCAAGACCGGGTGCATCGACTGCGTACCAATACGGCTTCGGATCAGCCTCGAATTCGCCGATCCCCTGCACCGTGCCTTCAGTAATATCCCAATGGGACGTCGCCTGTGCGACAGCCCGGCGCATCGCGTCGATCTGCTCGGGAGTGAACTCATCCGTGGTTCCCAGGTACGCCAGGGTCACATGGAGTTGGTCCGCGGGTTCGTCGTCAGGACCTCCTCCTGCAAGGACTTGAGCGACATCTGATGGCGGGAATACCGCCACCATGATGCCGTCTTCAGAACCGCCGTCACCAGCCACGCGTCACCGCCCTTTCACGCTTGATCGTATCGCGCTTATGGTGCAGGTACAGACGTGCTGTCATTCTCTGCAGTTACCGCGTCGGCTTGAACGGTAAGAACTCGTACATTTGTGCCATTGACGGTACGAATCTCATCAGACCGTACATGAAATGACAATCCACGCTGCAAAAGCAACTCACGTTCAGACGACCATTCTGGTGCTGCGTTGGGCAAATCTGCAAGACGCACTGCACAAGTGGTAGTTGCTGCTTGCTGCATCACAGGAGCTGTACTAAGATCACCTTGTCCGCTACGAAGCAAGTCGTTCGCCACATCACTACTAGACTGATATCCAGATGTAATGACAACTTCATCGTCAGTAAGACTTAGATTTCGTGCCGCTACATCGTATGCATCGCTTCCGGTCAAAACCCGCGTCGTCGCGGGCTCAGACTCGCGGGGTCTGCCCTCCGGGCGCGTCGTCGGGCTTCGTGCTGCCGCCGGGCACCATCTTCCGAACAGCCATCCAGCTGGAACCCAACATCAGTTCCTTGCCAGGCCAGGTGGTCGCACCCGGCGTGTAGCCGATGCGCGACACCTCCCATGGCGTGGGGAACTTCGTCGGGTTCGCAGCCATCCAGCGCTGCAGCTTGGCGAGCTCCTTTGTCACGTTGTCGTCCGGACCAAACATGCCTCGTGCACGGCGTGCCATGTAGGCAACGTGATCACGTGCTTCTACAGCCGTCTGGTAGTCGTATCCAGCGCTCGCCCACGCATAGCCACCTACATCGATGTTTGCATGGATGGTGATCTTTGGGACACCCTGCTGAATGAAGTAGTTCTCCTGCCGGCGGTAAACATCACGAGCGATGCCTTGTCCCTGCGCTTCATGGTCGAGACGCAAGTAGTCGTTGTGCACTTCAGTCGGGAAACCATCAGCATTAAAGTTGATGGTGCGGTTAATGGTGCCGACAGAGTTCCCGTCCTTGTCTCGAATGTTTCCCGCCAGGATGATCTTTCGTCCAGTGACGTACGACTCGCTAATGTCGATCCGGTGACCAGCGTTGCCGACCGTACCTTCAGGACCGCCGTTATACATCTTTGTGAACTGACGTGCGATCTGACGCATGTCATTGCCATTCACCGGAAGCTCCCGGTTGTCACGTACAATCTTTGCGAGATCAGGGCCGTCTGCAGCCGCAATCTCCTGTGCACGCGGACCCCAAGCAGCCCACGTCTCCGGGTCCTTCGAGCCAGCGGTCGTGCCGAGAGCAGATGCCGATGGCGTAGACGGACGCTCTTCACGGACCGGTACCGGCGGGGGTGTCGCCGGGTCGATCGTTGTACGCACGCGATCAGCAGAGACAACCGTCTGTCCACCACCGGGTCCTGCCAAATCAACTACGATCATCGGGCGGAATCGGCCCCGTACATCACGCTGATTGCGGATCTCGCTGACTGTACCGACGGTCGCTGCGTTGTTCCATTCAACGTGTGAACCAACCTCGATCGGATCGCCATCCATGGTAAGAGGAGGCTCCTCAACCGGCGGCGGAGTGTTCGCCACGCGCGTCGCGTCATCAACACGCTGTGCCGGTGAGCTGCGCGGAGGTATGATCGCAGGAGTTGGTACCGTCGGACCGGTGCTCGGCGTGACACCGGTGCGAGTCAGCGCATCAGTGCGAACAAGAACTGCAGCACCTCCGCCGTCCGGCTGAACGATCGCAAGACCGCCCGACTCTATGGTCACAGTACCAGTCACCGGGTCACCGTCCGCGTCGGGTCCCGTACGTCCAGTCACATGCTGTCCAGCAACAATCCCTTCACCGGGTCCACTACCGACAGGGATGTCTTCTACATTCTGAACAGGTGACAGATGCCGTGTGGGAATGACACGATTCTTGCCGTCCGTTGTGTCAGTGACCGTGGCGTACCCGTTGTCATCACGAAGCACAATGCCGGTGTGATCACCCCAGAACATCACCTGATCACCGGGCTGAGGACGTACAGAAGCCGGAGTAGACGTTGCGGTAGTCGGAGCAGTCGGAGCAGTTGATGCGTCCGCAGGCAGACCATCGGCATGCGCCACACGGTTGAAACGCGCCGACCGGTTGCGGCCCTCTTCATCCCTGAAGATGACGATGCCAGTTCCAGTACGAACCGACGTGATCGTGCCTGTTCGGCCATTGGCCGTGATCACGTCGCCCACGTTGAGCGGACGGCCGTTGCTGGCGACAGGCGCGTCAGTCGAGGATGCCGGCGCCGATGTTGGCACAGGCTTGTCAGACAGTCCACGAACCTGCTCGATCAGTGAGGCGAATCGACGGTCGAGCGCGCGATGGCGACGACGTTCATCAGCCGGGGTGTATGAGTCTGCAGCGTTGTCCTCATGGATGCTACGCTGTGCCTCAAGATTGCTGATCGTCTTGGCCTTGTCATGCACTGTGATGCGGCCATTCGCCACGGTGAAGCCTGAGTCTTCACCGTCCATCTCGACAACTTCGCCCGCGTACTCGACTTCACGAGCAAAGTCAGCGTCACGCAGGGGAAGAGGACGCCCAATAGGCGTCGGTGCCAGCGCTGGTGTCGGTGTCCCGGGGACATTGGCAGGTGCCGCGGGGTTTGCGGCAGGCGCAGGAGGCTGGTGCTGCTCTGTGATGGACGGCTCCGGTGACGCGTCTGCAGCGGGGGCGTCGATGTGCTGGACACGGCCTGTAGCCGCCGTGTGAGAGCGCCCCGTCTCCGGGCTGTCGTACACGACGAAGTCCGCGCCGTTGCGACCAGCACCAACACGGACAGCCGTCACCGTTCCGGTGCGACCACCTGCAGTGATGCGGTCTCCGACGGCCAGGGGTCGTCCGCTGGCAGAAAGCGGACCGGACGCTCCGGGTGCTGTACTGGTGGGCGCGTTGCGGGTTCCCGGCGCCCCGGGGGGCGTGTTGGTCGCGGGTGCCGAAGTGACGCTGACCTGGCGGCTGGGAACACGCACACGTGAACCATCAGCACGCTCCACATCTACCAGGGTGGTTCCTGCCGGACCCGGGTGGGCTCCGTACGCGTTGCCGACTGATCCGTCCGGAAGCTGAACGAGACCGTTCTTCTCGATGAAGCGACCCTTGCGGTCACGGGGGTGCAGCGCATCGTTCCACTTGCCTACCGTGTTCGCCACAAGGCTGCTCCGTTACTCAGGTCGTGCTGGGCGGACTGCTCTCTTCCGCAACGCCTTCGGCACCAGCATAGCTCGCTTCGCCTACCGTTTCGGCAAGCTCCTGCTGCAGTGCCGCGTCTTCGCTCATGTCGAGGTACCACAGGTTCGCGTCACCACTGTCGGGACGCGCATCGGGATCGTACACAGCGTTGGGAAGATGCTTGCCTTCCCACTCGTAGTGCGCATCCGCGACTCGTGCGAGAAACTGCTCGCGTGTCTCAGTCATCGTCCACTTCCTTTCGGGTTGTTGAGCCAATATTAACACATGTATGTGTTTAGGCTTGACTCAGCCCGCTGAAGCAGCTATCGGAACACCGGATGTGTTTCCGCGCTCAGGCGCGTTCACCATCTCAGGGTCGAGAACCTCAGGCAGCCAGTCGCAACGACACCCGCCGTGATCACCCGGGTAGTAGTGGGTGACGTACGGCCAGCCATCGGGTTCAACTGCCGCGAGCTCTTGGCCCTGCCAGGACTCGAAGATGGTGTCGTCCAACTTCACGTGCGGCTCGAAACTGTTGTCCGAGATGCCATAGACCCAACGGTACCGATCGCCAAGTTCCCAGCCGGTGGCCTCGAGAATCGACGTGCTCAACACTGCACGACCCGAATCCTTGGGCTCCGAGCGCGGACCGACAGCTCCGGCCGGAGCGTCCATGTGCGATCCGCCGCCCGCCAGGGTTGCGGCATCGCGCACGATCTCCATCGGAACATAGTTTCCGTCGGACTTCGGCTTGTTGAGGAATCGTCGCGTGAGGGTTACGAGCTGCCCGACGAGCCAGTCCCAAGAACGTTGCACGTTGTCCGATTGCATGGCCTTTCCGGCGTCCAGCACATGGCCACCAAGAGTTCGCCAACCCGTGTCCTGGGCCCTGGTCACCAGATCAAAGAAGCCCTGTCGCGCGTTCTCAATCGTGTCTCTAACGAGCTTGTCTTCATCCAGCGCGAACGTCGTGCGACGATCAACGGGAATGTACGAGAATACATGCTCTGACGGAACATCCATGACCAGCGACTTCAGCTCGCTGTCGCCGCGGATCTTCGACACCGTGCGGGCACCTGCTCGCTCGAGCGAGCGCTTGACGACATCATTGAGATGAACCGATAGCGACTCGCGCAACCGACGATCGGCTTCAAGCGCGTGCTCGAGACGTCGTGTACGATCACGCACGATCGGGCTGTCACCGATTGCAGTCGTGGTTGCCAGCGACTCTAGCAGTTCCAGGATGCGCTGCTGGTCAAGTCGCTCGCTCGCAACCTGCAGAACATCGCCTTCACCCTCACGAGGAGGCAAACTGCCTTCCGGCGGGGGCGGCGGATTCGTCGGACCCGTTGTCGGTGTTGGCGGTGCAGCTACATGATCCGGCCGCGGATCAGGTCCCGGCGTGCCGCCGCCTGCGGGCGGAAGTGACGTCATACTTGATGCTGCCTGCTGCTGCGCCATACGTTCAATCTCGCCGACCAGGTCGGGTGACAGAACACGAAGCATATCGATGAGCATCGTCGGTGTCGGCTGCCCAGCAAGCGATGCGCGACGAACGATCTCGGCAGGCCGTGGCGCGTCAGCGTCACTGAATCCGTGCACACGACGCCAGGTGGACCCGGAAAGCAGCATTTTGTCGTATCCAACATCTGCAGCATCCGACTTGTCTGCACGCGTGACAATCGCGCTAGGGTCGTACCAGACGACGACCTTGTTCACGAGCTCCGGATCAAATCCGCGTGCGATAAGCGCAGGACGCAGGAACACCGTAGTGAGTGCCTCACAAATGAGGACCAGCATCGGCTCGATGTACGACGTGAGGAAGTCTTCAGAGATGGTCTGCACGTTGGAGTAACGAACACCCGACATGCTCGTAATGAGATCTGAGGGAAGCTCAATGCCATTAAGAACGCGCTCGAGCGTCTGCTTGTACCGCTCGACCAACACTGGGTCGAATTCACGTGACAGCTGGACGTGAACGATACCATCTCTGTACTGGTACGGACCACGGATAAGAAGCGGCATGACCTCGGAGGGACTGTCCGTCTCACCGATCGGCTCTGTCAACGACAGCTCGAGCTCTTCCTCGAACGGATCGGTGTCGGGGTCTGTATTATCGCCAGCAGGGTCAGAAGACTTCTGGAAGCGAAGTTCGTCAGGAACGTACAGCAATCCAGCAGAAAGACTCGACTTGACGCTGGCTCGAATCAACCGCGAGATAAGCAACAGATCATTACAATCTGCAAGAATGCCGTGAAGTGCCGCATCTGCGTCTTCAGAGTACTCAGGATGCGTTCGCCAGATGCGCGCAACAGTCGCGTCTTCAGGCAAGTAGTGATTCTGAGAGTTTGTACCACCGCGACGTGATGTTACCAGACGAACACGTCCATCAGCCTCGAAACGAAGTTCAGAGACAGAACGAATTGACCATGTGCCGGAGTGCTCAACAAGATAGCACTCGCCAGCCACGAGCAGATTCAGGCATAACGCACGAATGAGGTTGGGCTGCCCGCCACGACCTCGACTCAGCTTGGACAGCTCGTACCGTGCAGCCGTGACAAATGTGCGACTAATCTCACCGACGTCGCCAATCGGGGCAGGCGTATCTGCGTCATTCTCAAAGCCAACAAACAAGCGAGCGCGCGATGCTACCGACGCATAGTAGTTGTACCCCGTCTTGATCTCAGCGATCTGGCGGTAGTATCCCCATGACAACGTTTGCGTCTGGTCGATTCCACGTTCACGCTGATTCTGCACTTCTTCACGTCGCTCGATGTTGACACGACGTGCGGCACCCACGATCGCATTCGGATTGCCCGAAGGATCAGATTCTCGTGAACGCTTCAACGGAGCCATCCCCCTCATCGTACAACAAGCATGTCATCGTGAGATCTTAGTGCGGACGAGCTGTAAGCGTGAATGACCGTCGAGACCGACCAAGACCTCTACGCGATGCAGTCATAACCCGTTCGGGAACAGCTCTCGGCGCGGTGCTCACCAATGGCGCTGCATTGGGACTTTGCGCACGAACGGTTGCTGCTTCCTGGGTACGCTTCTTGGACGTTGCATGCACAGTGGCCTGCGCCGGTCCAAATGTGCCGCCGGGGGGAAGGATCGCGATGAGGATTGCGTCAGAGTCATCGGGTGATCGCCCAATACGCTTACGAACTTCATCCTTGGGTTCAACGATGATCCTTCCCTTCTTGATGCGATAGCGAATGCTGGTCAGCTGGGACATCGCATCATCAGCGTCTTCGAGTTCGCTGAAGTCAAGCAGTCGGTGACGCAGCGCCTCACGCACGTACCAATGTGCTTCTGCACGTCGATTCTCGTACTGCTTGCTATCGACCGCTTGAGCCGCTGCGACGAACGGCTGCACAGACACCCCGGGAATGCGACGACGAATGTCAGCGATGAATCCGAAGCCGACACCAGTCGCATCGATGTGAATCATCGTGGCGCCCGACTCTTCTTGCGCCTTGACGATCAGATCCGAAACGTCCTCAGGCTCCCCAGAACGGACGGACCAGCGCCGCAACACGCGACGACCACGACGCTCACGGATGATGGTCTCGTCGCCCGTCTCGCTGGCTGCGATGTCCACCCCGAGCTGTACATCCTCGAGCCGACGCCGACGAGATGATCCGTTCATCGTGTCATCGTCGTCGTCCAGTCCGCCGGCGCGCGCAATCGTTACGTCACCAAGACGGACAACAGACATCCCAGACTCGAGCGGGAACTCAGCAGCGATCTTTGATGCCCACAGTGCAGAATCTTCGCCCCACTTGACACGCTTGTCCTCAACCCAATCACGTGACAGAAGAACATTCCGCAGCTTCGCCGGTACCTGCTCACCAGAGAGGTTCGGAGTCTCCCATGCAGGAATCTTCACGACAGTCCAGCCGTTGTACCGACCTTCCTCATCAGGCTCCTCGGCATGCTTGACGATGCGTGCAAACTCCGCCTGCGGGTCGTCAGGGTTGCCGATAGCGAGAATGACAGCGCCCGTGTTGGTCGCCAGGGTGTCGACACCGTTCCACAGCTCGTTCGGAATGGCACCTGCCTCGTCCAGAATAATGAGGATGTGCTCCGCGTGAAGACCTTGGAAGGTACCTGGTGCGTAATCAGACGGCTTACGGCCAAGACCGGCCATGTAGCCGCCGATCCACCACTCGGTCTGATTGACGCGACCAGGCAAGATGTTTGAACCGTCTTCGTTCTTCGCACCACCGTGAAGCGAGTTAATCTCGTTCCAGAGAATGGCGCGCACCTGCGTGTTGGTAGGTGCCGTCGTTACGACGCGTGCAGTACCGGGCGGCCACTTCGCAAGCCAACGTGCAGTTGCCAGTGAAGCGATGAACGATTTACCAGCGTCGTGGCACGACGGAACAGCGAGCTTCGGCACGATCTCGAGTAGTCGCAAGATCTCGCGCTGCTTCGACCACAAGTCGATCTTCATGACGTTCTTGGCCCACTTGACCGGATCAACCTCATCCGTCGACTGCATGAAGCGCGTTGCCAAGCTGGCAGAGATGTTGTCGTCCGTGATGGTCATCGCAGCACCGTGAACGGCCGGGCAAATTTCACAGGCTTAGGTCCTTCGGGCTCGGCTGTTACGTCATCCGGCTGTGTGCGAGCCGACATCATAGGCGCTGGCACGATGACCTGAACGGTTGGTGCAGACCACTCTATCCAGCTCGACACCGAAGCGCGCATACGTTGCAGACCTGCACGCCAGTCCGCTACTGTGGTGACATCGAAGACAATATGATCCCAATCTCCTGTTGCGGGCGCAATAGACTGTACGAACACCTGGTCAGTTGCTGCATCAGTTACGCAGTAAATGGTAGTTATCGCGTTTAGCGGTGTCCGCATGTACAGTGAAACACGTAGATGTGTTCCAGCAGGAACTACACCAGCAGGCAGATCGGCCGCGATGTACGATCCCCATCCTGCCGGTACAGCGGTGTTACGTGCCATTCGCCAGACAGGCGCGCCCGTCGGTCCTGTAGCCGTCGGCAACTGCCCACCGGTAGCGGACGCTCCGGTCGCATCACTGTAGATCGGACCGTTACGCAGTACAAGACCCGTGACAAGCGGATCAATCTCACGGAGAACGATGTCTGTCATTGAGCGAACAGCGCGAAGACGCAACCGCAGCATGTCGATGCTAACATCAGCCCGCGCAGCAACGGCACGGACATGAATCAAGTTGCCGGTCATTCCAATAGAGAAAGTTGCGCGCTGCGCACCATGCTCGAGATTTCCTATTGCACTGATGTTGACTGGCACAACAGCCCGAAGACGGCGGATCTGACGCATGCCGACACGAAGTTCAGCATCAACGTCAGCTGTCGTGTCTCGAACAATGGTCTGCGTTCCTGCAACCGCCAGGGCGTCAGTCCCGCGGATCGTGTCTGCGGCGACACGGCTGCTGGTTCGCTGAACGGTGACAGCATCGGTGATACGTGCCGCGTCGGTCACGGTCCGAACGTTGGTGCGATTTAGCGTGACAGCATCTGTGATGATACCCGCGTCAGTACTGAGACGGTTCGTGCCAATCGCTACAGCATCCGTGATCGCCGCGGTGTCGCTAACCGGGACGCTCTGTCCCATGACGAACGTGACCGCGTCAGTTGCCCGCGCCTGATCTGCAGGAGCGCGAGCGATGTCCTGAACTGGTGCAGCTGCATCCGTTACGGTGACCGTGTCAGTGAAGTCACGCGTGACGACAGCGCCACCGGAACCGATATCCGTGGCGGTGATTGCATCAGCAACGACACGAGCCGTCGTCCGAACGATCGTGATCGTGTCGATCAGTGACGCGATGTCTGCCGGAAGCCGTGCACGGTCGTACACACCGATCGCAACGTCAGTCACCGTCACTGCATCGGACTTGGTACCTTCACCGTACTCGTCCTGTGTCAGCGCCAGGGTTTCAGTTGCTGTAACCGCATCGCTAATGGTGACGAACTTGTTCTTCGTGACCGATGCATCGTCAGACAGTGTTGCGATGTCGATCGGGAACATGCCCAGACTGACAAGCGCATCAACCGAGTCAGTCAGTTGCGCTGTGTCAGCTGGTGTTGGTGGCGCCCAGTCATGCGCGGCTGATGCGGCGTCCGTGATGCTGGCCGTGTCAGCCGACAAACGCGTAGTCGTACGCGTAGTGGACACGCTATCCGTGGCGGTGACCGTCTCAGCCGCTACGCGTTGGCCTGTAGTGGTCGTGCTAGCCGCGTCGGTGGCCGTTGCCGCATCTGTACGACTCGGGGTGTAGATCGCTCCCGTACTGGCGGCGTCAGTTGCAGTGACGACGTCGGCCGCCGTAGCACGACGACCAGCCGACACGATGACGGTGTCGGTCAGCGTGGCTGCGTCCACACTCGTCTTTGCGTAGTCAACGGGCGCCACTGCGGCATTAACGTTGTCGACTTCGGCATAGTTGGGCGTTCCTGCATCACGATTCGCTACGAACTGCACCGAACTGTTCGGCGAACCATCAACCCAACTTGGTGTGGGAGCTGTCTTGCGGGTTGTCCACGTTGCGCCGTCAGGACTGGTGTCCCAGTATGTCGTACCGTTCGATTCACGAAGTCGCAACCACGCATGAGCGATCGGATCATACGGAACCTTGACCTGTGCCGGATCGTAGTACCCGGACTCGGCCGCAAGCATAAGTTCGCCAAGTGCAGGATCAATGCGTGCTAGGATGCGTGTTCCCTGCACGTTCGCATTGATGGTGAAGTCGATTGACGTCGATGCTGCACCGGCGGCCGCGTGCGGATACACACGGGCGTAGACAGATCCGCCCCTAAGCGTGTACGCCTTGGCCGTTTCGATGTTCTCGTAACTATTGACGCCAACAGGAATTCGAGCACGTCCACTGACCAAAGTCGTGTTCGCACTACGAATCGTGAAGCTGCCCCAACCGGAGCCGGCTGCTTCAAAGTCTGCGATGACGTCAAGAACTGTTCCGGTCGCGCTTCCACCCACAGGCTGTGGCGTCAGCCCAAGAAGATCGCGCGCCAGAGGCACCCAGTAAACTCCGGCATTAGGAGCTGACGCACCATAGTACGTGGAGACGAACGTGTTAGGCACGCCTGTGCTCATCTGCGGCGAATTGCCGTCAGATTCACCAGGAGCCTTGATCCAAAGAGCTGCACGTACATTTGTCTGGTCACTGACCGGACCAGGTGCGCGACCAAGACGACGACCTGGCGGGTTACACCATGTCTGTCCTGCGTCAAACCATGGCTGTGCGCCGGGGAAATCAGATGTAAGAGGACCGACACCATTGCGGGAAGTGTCCATGACAAACTTCTTGCCCGTGATGCCCAAGCTGCCAAGCTGCGCGATTACAGAGTTGCCGTATGCGATAACGGTCGCTTCAGACTCGTAACCGGAAGTATTGTTGGCAAAGCCAGCAATCTTGATGATGTCAATCTGTTGCAAGAGGCTGGCCTGTTCAGCCGCCGGAACCCAGCCGGACGCGTCGACATACACCTCAGCGTTCGGGATGTCTGCCAAGATGTCGATCGCCTGGCGCATGGTTTCGAGACGCTCAGCCTTTGTTGTGGCGTCAAGATTGCGTGCCAAGCCAAGAGCATCAGCTTCGTACACGATGATGGCTGGTGCGTTGCCTACACCGTTTTTGACAACACTCGTGATGAAGTTGAGGTATGCTGCCCGGTTCGCAAAGCCACCAGCGCTATACTGGCCATTGTCACGTCCAGGGATGGCGTACACCGAAAGAACAAGCGTCTTACCAGCTGCTGCGGTAGCCCACGATGAGACGTCGAACTGAGTCGTCCCCTCGGTGATCCACATTGCCTGCGGCGTGTTGGCAATCGGTGCAAGTTCCGGGTACGCACCAACAAGATTATCAACCTGGTGCGGACCACGCCAGAGGTTCGTCGGACTGATGATGCCGGCGATGACGGTGTCTGTGCTCGTGGCAGTGTCAGCGTGCGATACCGACAAGTTCTGCGCGACAGGCGCCGGTCGAAGAAGTAAGTAGATGCCGACAGATGTAGCCGCAGCTTGCGGAAGACCTCCCCGTGTTCCTGTCGCCGCACTATTGTTGAGCGGCGTTTCCCAGTATGCGGCACCAGACCGCCCAGCTGTCGATGAAACAGTGACTTCTTGCCATGTATCGAGCCACTCAACAACGTTTGTGCCGTTGACAACACCATTCTTCTGTGGTTCCCACTTAACATATGCGCCTAAAAATCCGGTTACGCCCCAAACCGGCATACATCCAGTTGTAGTAGGAGTTTGTGAAGGAATGCTAATAGCCGTGTTTGCTGCAGTCGAATCGCCGATGAAGTTTGTTGGAGTACCATCAAGCGGATTTGTTTGATCGACGCCCGAGACTGCCATCATTTTGAACGATCGAAGAACAGCCGGTCCAGTTACTGTTACAGATGACGCATTAACATCAATAGATGTTGCGATACGCCACATAAATGTGAAACGTGTAAAATCACCACCGGATGCTTGCGCATCAATAACAGACCAACCTAGAGCGGAAAATGCAGTATTAGCGCGTGCAGGAATAGCAATAAGCAAAAAGTCGCCGATAACCACATTATCTGGGTACGCAACAGTACTTGTCGTACCTGTCGCAGCATAAACAGCAATAGGGCCGATCTTGGGAGTTCCGATTGCCACGGTACCTCCCTAGACCGGCCCTATTGCCTTCTTATGTCCCTCTCCCCTGTAATGGGGCCGAACTGGCCGTGATTAGCGGCGGTGCGACTTTTGCACCGTAGCGCTGCTGCACGGCAGAGTCCGGAAGCTTCCGGACTGCTTGACCGTGCCGTTTGGCGCCTCGATGGTGTAGGTCAGCGCCGTGTTGCACCGCTGCTCGTTGAAGGTCAGCGTGACAGCACCGTTCTTCGTCGTGTAGAGGTAGTTCCCACTTGACAGACGAACGTACGTGCGACCGTTGTACGAAGTCGGCACGTTGATGACGAACTTCGCCCCATTCTCCGTCGGCGTGACCTTCTCGTCCCAAGACGCGGTCGGAGTCGGAGTCGGCGTGGGCGTCGGAGTCGGAGTCGGCGTGGGCGTCGGAGTTGGAGTCGGAGTCGGAGTCGGAGTCGGAGTCGAGATCGGCTCTGCCGGCGTAAGATGCTGCGTGATCTCGCGATCCATCACGCGAGCGAAATCCGAGCGACTGTGCCCCTGTCCCTGCGTCCACGTTGCGTCGGTATCGAACCCGGCATTCGTGTACCAGTTGTACCCACCGCGGGCGCCCCACGACTGGGTACTGTAGGCCTCGTCCGCCGTGCCAGTGTCGAACGACACGACCGTGTTGGCTTTGTACGTAGCCGAGAAGTTCACCACGACAGCCGGAGCACCACCGTAGGCGATGGGCACGGCCAGATCGACAGACTGCGCTTCACCGTAGGTTGGCAGGAACCAGCGCGTGGTCCACTGAGCGCCGGAGCTGTAGCCACCGATCACGACACGATCATTCTCGATGTCGTACTGGTTCTTAATGTGCGTCATCAGCGCATTGGACCACGCAGCCTTATCGACCGCATCAGGCTGACTCGACTCGTTGTACCAGCAATTGTCCGTACCATCACAATTGGGTGCGGGAGCCTCTGGCGTCACCAAGAGCAGGTTGTGCTGCTTTGCCACAGCAACGAGTCCCATGTCGCCGTCTGCGTCGAGAAGGTATGCGTTATTCGGGTTGTCAAGTCCATATCCGCCTGAACCGTCCCCGTACATGAGAAGACCAACGGTCTTCGTCCAGTCGAGACCTTCAGCGAAGATATGATAGTCTGACGTAAGACCATTCGCACTGAATGGTACATTGAGACGGTCCGTCAGCGGTCCGCCTGATCCGCCGGACGGTGCCGCGACCGCAGCCGTTGCACCGCCCAACGTGATCAGAAGCGCAGAGGCAGCCGCGACTGCCTTGGCCGAACGATTCATGATGTGCCTCTCGATTCCTGCTCGGTGAATCACTGACCTGTCAGCGTATGCGTCCAGGTGACAGTCAGGGTATCACTAGCGCCCTTGGATCCGATACCAGTGAGCAGAACTCGAGCGACAGTCGCACCCACCGCAGATGTCGCGTCAGTGAGCGCTTCATTCACGATGACAGCCTCGGTGATAGCCGTAGCCGATGAAGCCTTGCCGGCAGCATAGGTGACGCGATACGTCACAATACGACCACCAGACGTTGAACCCTGCGGGTAGCTGGCGTCGAAGGCCTGCTGCGAGTTGGCGAGGTACGTCACCAGAGCAGCACCGGCTCCCGTCTTTGCAACCGCAGTCCCACCCGTGCCCAGCTTCATTCCCGTGGGCGCTGCAGGCATGCCGCTGACACCGGCGCCGCGATCAGCGTACACCTGATCACCGTACGACGTGATGATGTTGTGAGCAGATCCCTGTCGCTTAACCTTGCCGTTCTCGTCCCGAAGCTCCCAGATCACATTGTCCTGGACGCCGCTCGTGTCATCGCTCATGTTGTTGCCTCTCTGGTCAGTCGCCGGTTACGACGAGCTCACCGATGGCGAACTCGGCAGGATCGCCTGCATCAAACGTGCGGGCAGTGGTGAGAAGTGCGTGCAGCCAACGCCAGGGGGTCGGTGCAGAATCGTACACAGCGAACGCGACGACGATTCCAGAAGGCATGTTCTCGAACCGAATGAGGTTGGTGTTGCGCACCGTGGTAACGCCACCGGCTGTCGCGGCCGGAGTCGGGACGTACACCTGACGTGAGTAACCACCGCCAACAACTTCGGTTCCTGGATTGACATCGTCACCAGCGATCGTCAAGAGTGCGATCTGCATCGGACCAACGGGGGCAACGGTCGCCTGTGCCATAATCCAGTTCAGCACGCGTTCCGCAGAGCTGTCGGTCAATGCAGCCATGTCACTCCTTCATCAAGCGTTGGGATTGACGATAGCCGGGTCAAGCGCGGTCTGCTGCGTGGCGTCCCGGCTTGTCTTCCTTGGGCTCGGACTCGGGTGCAGGCTCAAGCACTGCACCCGAAACAGTTGCAGGCAGTAATGCTGGACTCTCAGGATCACCAACCATTGATCCAGCGAGTCCCTTGAGGAACGAGAATATCGCGGCAGTTCCTGCACCCGTTGCAGCTGCAACAAGTTGTTCCTTGGAGTTGATGACTACCGTCACACTTAAACCGCCCAATGCGCCACCGGCTGCACTTGCGACAACGCGTTCAGCCAAGCGAGTCCAGAACACCATGGTGAACATCACGGACGCCATCCCAGGTCCCAAGACTTACCGATGACCTGCTTGCCCATGATGCCGTCAACATCAAGGCCGTACCGCGCCTGGAACTTACGCACTGCATCTTCCGTCTGCGGGCCAAAGTTGTTCGCCACGGGCTTGATGATCGGAAGAAGTGCAGGAACAAAGTTATAAGCGTTGTACCAGCGCTGCCAGCTCGCGATACGCGGATCAGTCATGCCGCGTCGGAACGTGGGCAAGCCGTGACTGTCACCGGCGTATCGGCCCGGCGCAGGTGCCGGCACCGGAGCAGGAGAACTACCACCGAGGATGTACCACGTAGCGTTCGAGTCGAATCCGGCTACCACCGTGGAGAACGAGATGTGGAAGTGAGCAGTGTGCTTGTTCGCACCGGTGTAGATAGCCCAGCCGCTGAAGTCCGGCTTGGTGATGCGGCCATTGAAGATGATGTACCCACCGTTACGCAGACGCGGGTCACCAGCAAGGCCAAGGAGGCGGAGCTGCTCTACGATCGCCGCAGCGTCGATACCATCTTTATCGACATCACGCGCCCGGACAACGCCGTACGCGCCGACAACGATCCACGGATTGTGATCCGAGGAACGCGTTGCGTGCGCCGCATCACCGATCGTTCCATCACTGGCCTTGTCACGTCGCGGGTACTTCGCATTAAGTGCTTCCACGAAGCGCATCGACGCGTTGCAGTTGCGCCAAGGGCGTGCGCCGCGGGGAACAGCCTTGCGCGGAGTGAGCTTGCGCTTGACGCGCCGCACCATCTTGAGTGCTCGAGGCGTGGGCGGCGGATTGGTGGGTGCGTCAGCATCGGCACCTACGTACTTGAACGGGTACGAGTGGTCCTCTTCACCAGCAGTGAGCGCGCGGGGGCCGTTCTGGTGCGTTAGATCGACCATGTCAGTTTCCATTCTGCGAGGCGATCCACGCGCGGATGCTCTTCCGAGCCTTATCGCGCTTGGGGATCGAGTACGGGTTCTTGTCCCAGGAGGTGAAGTCAGCAGTTGGAAAGTCCATCGGCACGATCGGCGACACAACGATCGGCGAGACGGGACCAACTGGCTCGGGCTTCGGCTTCGTGCGCGGAATGAGTACCGTGATGTCACCCTGCATCGCCAGCAGCCGCGTGAACGTCGGGGTGCTCATGGCGAACGTACCACGCTTGCCCCACTTGTCCGTCCAGGAGTTGTAAAACCACCAAAGATCAGCAGCGAGATCGTACTTGAAGCACTCGTACTCGTGACCACCAGCAGGCTTCCCGATCGCCTCGACCACGCCGTTCTTATCAGGATACTCCATCGACGAGAACCACATGGTGCCAACCGCCAGGGGGACTTCCTGAATGGCGGCGTGCGCCTCTCCGATAGACATTGCGTGTCGATAGCCGGAGATGAAGCCGCGCTTCACCAGGATCTTACCCAACGACAGCCCGTCAGTGCCGGTGTCATCCGGCTCGTACTGTCCTGGGAAGTCATCGATAGTGGTGATCTCTCGATAGAGATCCACGGCGTACGCCTGAGTGAGCATCTTCTGCTCGGTCGCGGTCAGTGTCGACCAGAACGGCTCCGTGCCAAGAATGCCGACACCGGTGTTCGGAACGCACGTACCCAGGTTGCCCTGATTGAGAACGGGCAACGCGCGCTTGTGCTCAACTGACTTTGGCTGAGCAGTTCGTGCCATGCGATATGCGACTGAGCGCGGGTCGTGACGGACATGCCGCCCCATACGCCGCTCAGGATTGATGATCTCTGGAATCAGGAGTTCACGGTCCGCCACGCGGCGATCGTACAACCTAAGCGTGTCAGCTAGAGAACGAAGATGAAGTCATCGTTTGAGTAGCGGAACAAGTCGCCTGGCGTGACATCCATCGACTCACGACCATCATTAAAGAGATGCATGCCATTGATGAAGTAACTGAAGTCGACCAGCATCGAGCAGATCATGTACCCGCTGCCCTTCACCCATCGACGCAATCGCTTCGGCTTAACACCCAGCGCCAGGAGGCCGAGGGCTGGGTAACACCGAAACGCGTACGGAACACCATCGAGTCGTCGCGCAGCCTTGACGATTTGTGTACGGAGATCAGCTTCATACACAGCAACTTCACGCTTGGTGATCACTACGTCGTTGCGGAGTTGTTCATCGACCCAGTCGGCAACGGCATTCTGCACCGGCTTGTCACAGACAACGATGCTCTTGTGCCCGTAACGTTCTGCGATGTGCTGGATCTTTGCGCCGCCAGGTTGTGCTTCGATGATCTCATCGTTGTCCAGCACGAGCCATGCATGCGTCCACCGGCTGCCGTCACCGCTGAGAAGCTGACCAAGCCATACGAACCAACCGACAGGACCGGAAATGCGCGACAACCCAAAGCTGCCCGCTGGCGGATCAAGTTCGACAGCAACGACGTCGGGAGCCGTCATCACGCGGCCTTCAGCTCTGCAGCTTCTTGGTACGTCAGCCATCCGTATCGGTGCGATCCATGCGTAGCACGCTGCAAGAGGGACTCGTCACCTAGCGTGCAGGTCAACGACAGTTCACCGTCTGGCTTGGTATCGATGACTTCGCCGGGGATCCAACCGTTATCCGCATGGAACAAGACTTCTTCACCTTGTTCGGGAAGAGTTAGGGAGTCTTCTGCATCCACTTCGGTTCCCCGTTCGGTGTCAGAGCAACCACAAGGGCGTCAATCAGTTCACAGATGACGTCCCTGACGCTACGGATGTAGATCATGCGGCGATCGTACGTCTGATCAGGAAGCGCGGACAGCCGACTGGCGGTCCGTTCGACTACGCTCAGTGGCGATGCGAGCAGCCGCAGACCAAGCACTTGCCCAGTCACCGGCGCGATGCTCTACCGTTCCATACCGGCGAACATATTCACGATGCGACGCAGCTAGTTCCTTGAGCTCACCATCTGTCATCGCTACGAGATGCTTCAGCGCAGCCGCCCACTCCACGCGTCGATTGCGAACGACCCACAATGGCATGCCAGCCCGCTTGAGAGCATCGTGTTCTGGCGTCGCGGACGCAATCACAGGAACACCAGCCGCGGCCATCTCAAGTGCCTTCAGCGCTGATTTACTGCGGTTAAAGCGGGTATCGCACAACGGAACGATGCCGATGTCAAGTTCACCGAGAGCAATACGGTACATGTCTGACGAAAGCCAGCCGGACGCTTCGATGTTCGTCTCTTCCAGACCAAGCGACTTAGCGATGTCTTCGCGCGGTCCGATGTTGCGAAAGTTCACATGACGCTCGTTCATGTCAACTGTCTGGATGAAGTCTCTTAACGCACCACATGTCATCTCCAGATCACCGGGATGGGTCCCTACATGTCCGGCCCACCCGATCGTGCGATCACCGATCATCTCCAGCTCGCGACGACGCGACAACGGCCGTGACAACGGTTGCGTGAGCATCGATGTAGGCACGCCGTTGTTGATGATGAATGTTCGCGTCTTGCGACCATACTGCTTAGCGAGTTCAGTAGTCGAGACCGTCAGAACATCTGCGAGCGCGATCGACTTATGAAGCCACATCGTGTTCTCTAACGGGTTGTTCTGGATGCTACGGTACGCCGAATTGCTCGTAGGCAGAACATCGAGATCGTCATCCAACTCGATAGCGATGCCGATGTCAGGGCGTCGCGCCTTGAGCCAGGCGATTGCTCCATACACGCCTGCCTGCAGCGGTCGCTGAAACGACACCACTTTCACGCCCGCCGGTACGTCAACACGACGAATATGATACTTGTTGTCCGTAAATGTCGCATCCGCTGCAAGATGATCTGCTGTCGTAACATGCACACCTAGGTCTTGCGCACGAGCATTGACAGCCGCCGCAGGAAACTTAACACGGTATTCGCCACATCCGCCGCGATCCGCATACAACGCCATCACGTTGATCACATGTACGCCCTTTCCCCGTGGCGTGCAAAGCATCGCCGTGCGATGCCCATGGCACTCTTAACGATGAGGATCGCCAGGGCGATGAACAACACCGCGACCCACCAAACACAGTAGACACAAATGAGGACAAGAGCCAACAGAGCAGCCAAGATGATCATGCGACTCTGGCATCCGCGAGTCGGATGCACGTCTTGCACTTCGGAATGTCAGCGGCCGACGTTACCGTCTTGACCTGAGTCCACGACGTGCCCCACGCCTGACGACAAAGCGAGAACGGGACAACAGATCGAAGATGCTCTTCAAGCGAGTTATGGCATCCGCGGCATTCTTCGGCGAAAGCATGTACACGCGTCATCTTGCCGACCGGTGCCCAAAAGATCTCGCCAGGCTGAGGCGGAATGGCAGGACCGAACGCATTGATAAAAAGGAGCTGCTCACCCTGTACTGGATCGATGTCCCAGCAAAACGCGCAACACGCCGCGCACATTCGGTCCTCAGTACTGTCGAACTTGAGAAGGCACGGCGCCTCTGCGTTCCGTGGACCGGGGCACGCGCACCGATGACTCGAGATCGGTACCTCGTCCATCAGAGTGGGCATGAGATGACGACGCGAGTGGATGTCGAAGATCGACGCTGCAATGTTCACACCGAAACGATTGGTGATCTCGATCACCGCTGTTGGCGGATTCACTTCTGCAGTCATGCGATTCCTTCTTCCTTGAGCTGGCCGGCACCCCGATAAGCGCATCCGGGAGTTACGGCACGTTCTTGCGACACATGCGACTCAGAGACTCCCCATCGGTGGTCGTCGCGCGAGAAGGAATCGAACCCCCGGCACGTGGCTCCGTAGGCCACTGCTCTTTCCACTGAGCTACCGCGCGATTAGTCGAGGTCGCCGCCGCTGCACCATCCCAGGACAGCGACGACGACCTCAGGTTGCCGGTTACGCAGCCAGTGGCTGCGACCGACTGGATCAGGCGCTCGCGAGCTCCTCAGCCGGAGCCGTGCTGGCCTCAGCCTCGGAAGCGACCGGCTTCTCGTGAGAAGCCAGGCCCTCCGGGTCCGCGCCGTTCAGCACGGCCTCAGAAACCTGAGGGCCGTACCAGCGGTAGCGAAGATCGCGGATCGCACGCTCGACCGCCGCTGCGATGAACTCCTTGCACTCATCGCGCGTAGCCATGGTCTTGCGATGGTCCTTAACGAAGCGCACCGCTCGGCGATCCTGCTCAGTGAGAGTGAACGTTCCCATGCGAACCTGCACTGTGTGCTCCTTTATCGTCGTCCGACTGCGTCTGCAGTTCCTGTTCTGGGGCTTAACCCCGTGCAAGCAACTCTAGCCTATTCCTGACGAGATGCAACCGTAGAGGACGAAGATTGCCGTCAACTTACGTGTTTGTTCCCACACGCTTTCAGCAATTCACCGTCGCAGTAACGCACGTTACGAATCATAGTTCACATGAACGTGATCGTAATGGTTCTGCGTCACACTGCCGCGGTCCTCCATCGGAGACCATCCGCCGCCGGGTGAGGTCATGATCCTCTGCTGCCAGATGACGTATTCGACACCGAGCTCATCCCAGTGATCGATATGGTACTGCGCAATCGCATCACCAAGTCCAGCATCACCCGGGACCATGTAGTCAAGCGCGTTGCCCGACGGATGTCCGTGCGGATCAATGGCGCTGGAACGCGTTCCGCCGATGGTGATGAGACTGGCACCGGGCACCTGCGTGAAGATGGTGTCTGCAGCTTCTTGCGCACGTGCTGCGACAGGCCCATAGCTGTTCACGATGATCGCAGTACCAAACGGCGGAGTTGCAACCTCAGCCGCAGCGACCTCCGCATCGGGCACGACTACAACTTGCTCTTTCTCTTCAGTGATCACCACAGGAACATCAGAATCAGGAGTCGTCGGAACAGAAGGCAGCGATACCTGGGGAACAACGTCAACGTCATCGTCCGGCGCACGATGACGACCAACAGTCAGCACCTGCTCCGGAAAGATCAAATTCGGATCAACACCCACAACATCGATGTTGTCCGCATACAGCGTTGGCCAGTCGGTGCCGACGTCAAATGCGATCCCGGACAGCGTGTCACCGGTCTGAACCGTCACCGTCTCGACAGACAGCTCGACCGGAACTTCAGGCGGTGCCAGGGGGACGGTGAGCTGCAGCACCTGGCCGGGAACGATCGTCCAAGGCGACACTATGCCGTTCAGCGCCGCGATGTCAGCCCAGTTGAGTCCAGCCCGGTCTCCAATGCGTACGAGCGTGTCGCCTTCCTGTACCGTGTAGCTGTCCGCGACGATCGATGCTGCCGCCGGAGCGGGCGTCTCAGCCCGTGCTGGGTCGGCCTCAGGCTCGGGTGCAGGTTCAGGTACAGGCTGCTCCGACATGGGTGTGTTGTACACCGCGGTCCAACACCCCTCCGACGCACTCCAGTCCGCCAGTGAACCACGAGCGGAAGCGATCTCCTTGGCACGAGTGAACTGCTGGTCGAACGTCGCATCACTCGCATGATGTATGCCGAACGCATCAGCCCACGTTCCATCTGTGATCTGGAACGCACCGCTGGCCGTACTGATTGGGTTCTCGGCAGTCGGGTCCCCGAACTCGAACGGAGCCTGTCCGTCACCAGCCTCGCAATCGGAAACGGCCTTCCAGACCTCCGGCGAGAACTCCACAGTTGCGCTTGCCGAATCAGCAGCAACCATCATTGTGAGCGGACTCGTCACAGTGATACCTGCGGCAGCTGCTCGCTGGACATTGCGCTTGGTCGTTGACGGCTTCCTGTGCTGGGCGCGAGACATTCGGCGCTCGTTTCTGAGGCGGGATGGATGACACCGGCCCGGGGGAAGCGGGTCACGCGATTGGTCTTCACGTGTACTTAGTGTCTTGACGCATATGGATAATACCAGGTCAACAACGCAGAGTACAAGATCCTGTGTCGGTTCTTGTCATGGTTTGCCCGTAGCTCGTAGTCATCTCCAACGGCGATGGAAGATGAGCGCGCAACCACAACCGAGGATCATGGCCATAGCTGCGACACCTGCCCCGTCCCTCGGCGACCCAGCCAACGCGACGACGATGCACACAACGACAATGCCGAGAATCGCCGCCAGGAGGAGGACAGCTGTTGATCCGATCGCTGGACGCGCGTTCGATCCTGGTGCTGGTGCGCCGTCAGCTTGCGTGACCTGGTGGCTCCGAACGCCCACATCCGTCGGATCACCTTCGGACGGATGCGTAAAGATCAGACCACCGGTGTTGAACGACTGGCTGATCGGCGGACCCTCGTGATACGGAGGCGGCGGATCACCAACGGTGTACACCGGTGGCATTGACGCATCCGATGATGCAGCATGCATACCACTCATGACGGATCAGACGTGGGCAACAGATCGCGGATGGCGTCCTTGTCCAGCCGGATCAGCGACCAACGCCCACGGTCGTTGAGTACCCAGCAGTAGGGCTTGCCGAACAGAACAACGGTTCGAGGCTTCCTCATGATGCCATTTCCTTTGTATCAGTGATGCGGGATGATGCTGGTCAGTCGTCGTACGGAGCAGAGCCGTCAGCCGGGCCGTCCGCGTCCAGCTTGCGTTGGTGCGCTGCAGTGATCCAGAGCTCGGTCAGCGCAGAGAAGGCGGGCTCGGCGTCCAGAGTTTCGTACTCATGGCGAGTGAGGTCGAAGCCGTGTGCAGCCGTTGTCTCCAGCGCCGTATCGGGCATACCGATCGCCTCGAGCATCCTGAAGAACGTCCCGTACTCACCACCGCCAAGCTGGCCAAGGACGCAGAACTGCGTGTTCTCGAGATCAAGAACATCGGTGTCGATCTTGCGGAACCACTCTGCGTCGTAAGCGTCGAGCAGCTGCGCACCCTTCTCGACGCGTGGGCGGAACTCCTGGACGATGGTGGTCATGATTCCTTCTTCCTGATCGTTCGGTGACAAGGACGACGGTAGCCGCCTGATGACGACGTGTCAACTGGTCTAGCGCCCAGACAGTTGCCCGAGGACAGATTCCGGCACCAGACCGAACACTACGTCCGCAGCGAGCTGCGCGTCCGCGTACTTGTACTTCTCAGTGATAGCCGTCACACGACGTTGCGCGGCCCATGCCATGGTGATCTCTGCCTCGGTCGCGGGAACGCGCTTACGACAGGCCATGACGCCTCCTAGACATGAATGATGGCGATGTGGATCTCAATTGGGCGTCCTACACTGATCCAGTTGTCATGCAGCATGTTCCACTGCACGGTGCCTCTCGCATGCGCACGTTCGTTCTCACGGCGGAACGTCGCGGTGGTCGCATCGAGGAACGTCAACACCAACTTCTCCGTCGGTATCTGCCCGTGATCGGCCATCAGTGTCATGGTGTGTTCACCTTCTCTCCATCAGCCTGAGCTGCCAGCCAGCCAGGTTCATGCTTGCGGACCTTCTTTGCTCGGTGCCAGAGGTTGCAGTGATCACACCGGTACACCTCCCACAGACGTCGCTCCCGTGGATGGAGAGTCGCACGTGCTGCAGTCGGCGACTTGTACCGATGCTTCCACTCCCACTGCCACGTGCGCATGGGCCCTGAGCCATATCCCTTCTTGACGCGACAGCATCGAGGTACGATCGCGGGGTCGGGCCGTGCTGGCCTCTCCTCGCGTGGCTCGTGGTTCTTGGCAGCCGCACATGCGAACGAGCAGTAGAGACCAAGGATCGGATGAAGGAAGCCGAAGAACCTGCGGCATGTGTAACAGCGCTGCCGTTCAGGATACTTGTGCTCCTTCCCGTAGGGATGGCGCATGCGTCCAACCTACCGTGACTGCAGCGTCATCGTGGCGCGCGCCGACTTGAGCATGTGATCGCATGAATGACAGAGACCAGCAATGCAGTGCGTGATGCGTTCGCACATTCGACACGGCGCCTGCTCTTCCTTCGGCTCCGTCTTGGGCGTCGTTACCTCTTGACCCAACGCGTTGGCCACCATGGTCCCATCTCCTCTGCAGATGTTGAAAGTGTCGATCCGATGTCAGCTCTCAGTCGATAGTCATCAAGCAGGTGATCCAGCACACGCCATGCGTACATCATCTGCGCATCTCGTATTCGGTACTCGATCGGACCGCATTCGTCACGCTTGGCCTTCAGCCATGCCTCGACATCACTGCCTCGATGCGGAACATGTCGCTCCCCGACCTCCCCGTCCGGCTGGGTGCCGCCGAGCACAGCCAGCAGCTCGTCGGCCTTGGCGGCGAAGCAGGAGGGGCAGAGCACGCCTTGCGCCTCACGGCCCGGGTCGCCGCCGACGACGTGGTTCCAGAGTCGGTCGGGGGCGAACCAGATCGGATTGGGCCGCCCGCACTGCTGACAGCGGCTGTCGCCGTCCTCGGGCCGCCATGCCCGCTGCTGTTCCCCGTCCCCGGCGCGACCGCCATGGGTGCGGATCAGCCGCAGGAGCCACTCGGCGTCGGAGTGCAGCCCGGGCCAGGACCCGGGGTCACCGGCCAGGGTGGCGAGGAGCTTCGCGGCCAGCACATCCGGGCGGGAGTCATGGGCGCCGACCCCGGCGCGGCCGGAGGCATCAAGGTGCGGTCGGTTGCAGGGGCGGCACAGGTCATCACCGGGCAGGTGATCCGGGTTGGCCATGCTGCACCGCCGACAGAGCCTCAGCGAGCACTGCTCGTTGTGCTGGTTCATGACCACGCCGGGAGTGCCGCAAGAGCAACCGCCGTCAATCCACTTTCCCTCGTTCTGCCCGTTGTCGGGCCGGTCCACGGCGGTCACCGGGTGCCGCCGAACCACTGCCGCAACAGCTCGCGCGGCAGCTTGGCTGGGTGTGCCTGGCAGCGCAGACAGGCGGCGACCTCACCGGGTCCGTCGATACCGTCGAAGGCCACACTGCCGTCGCTGCTGATGCTGCCCATGCCGAGCACTGCGAGCGCGGTCCGGACCTCGGCCTCGTGCGCCGGACAGATGACCTCCGCGATGTCGCCGATGTTCGGATGGGTCCAGTGCAGGCGCATCAGCTCACCCACGCCGCTCACCGTCCAGGGCGGCGCGGGAAGCGTGGTACGGGTTGCTTACCCGCGGCACGCCCCACTGGCACGCCTGGTAGCCGTCGAACCAGGCCGCCTCGCGCACCATCCGCAGCGTCTCCGCGTCAGCGGACGGCCGGGCGCCCCGTGCCCAACCGCCTTTGATCTCGACGGGAACCCACAGGACGCCCACTGCGTCACGGTGCGTCCTCGGCCCCTCGTCCTGCCCGTTGCCGGGCCGGTCCACGGCGGTCACCGTGGAGTCCACGGGCTGAGCTCGGCGTCTCCGCGGACGTACAGCGGATGCCGTGGGGCTCCGGCCTTCGTCATGCCCAACGCGAGCAGCCCGCCGGCGACCCTCCGGACCTGACGGCCGCGCTCGGCCGCCATGACGTGCGCGCCCCACGCGGCGATGACCCGGCCGCCCTCGACGTCGGCGAGGCTGGCCGCCTCGGCGATGTACTCGTCGTTCACCGGGCCGATGGGGTCCGGGTGGCGGAGCAGCGCCTTGGGATCCGTGGAGCGGAGCGCGAAGAGGTTGACGACGGCGAGCGCGCCAGCTCCCCACCCGCGGGAGAAGCCGATGCAGCGGCGGATCGTTGGGTCGTCGACGTCCGCGGTCGCGGTGGACGGGTTGAGCATGATCCATACGTCGAGCGGGCCGTCGCTCCATGAGCGGCCCAGCTCGTAGCGGTACGTCTGGTCCGCCGAGATGGTGGCCCAGGACGGCCCGCGGGCCGCCCGGACGTCCATGTCGCTCACCGGGTGCCGTCCAGGGCGGCGCGGATCTCGGTCATGGCGGCGTTCCAGCCAGCGGTGTACAGCCCGCCGTCGTCCACACTGCTCGGCCCACTCACGTCCCGCACCCGTCGCACCGTCTCCGCGTCAGCGGACGGCCGGGCAGCACGCACCAACGCCACGCACTGCTGTCGCACCTCGACACCCGACCCGAGCGGGTCCACGGTGTTGAGGATCTGGCGGGCGAGACCTTCGGTGTCAGCGGACGGCCGGGCAGCATCCAAGATGGCCACGACGTCGGCAGCCAGTTGGTGCTTGACGTCGTGGCGGCCGGTGCCGTTGCCGATCACGTCTTCTACCCGCCGCAGCTCGTCGTCCTGCCGCACCTCGGCCGGGGGCAGAGCAGCTAGCGCAGCAGCCGGATCGAGCGGCGTGTGGTCGCGGTCGGCGTGCTCAGGGACGGGTGCCCCGCAGATTAGGCAGGCCGCGTTCCACACCTCGGCCGGGGAGGCGGGTGCTCGCGTGGGCGTGATGTCACCTCGCTGCGCGGCGTAGACGTCCGTGGCCAAGCCAGACCACTCGTCGTCGCCGCGGTCGAAGTAGCGGTCGGCCACCTCCGAGGCGATGCCCCACTGCTGCGCCTCGTCCTGCCCCACGGCCGCGCATCCGGGATGGCATCGTCCGGTCTCGGCGCAGTGCGGGCAGGTGGCCGCCTTGCGCGTCATGCCGTCGGAGGGCTCGGGCGGCAGGGCATACCCCATCGGGCAGCCTGAACGGTGGTTCCACGGGTTCTGCCAGATGTGCACGTTCAGACCGCACTTGCACAGCTTCCCGTCTCCGGGCGGGGGCGTTGCGGCGGTCACGACTGGGCTCGCAGCCGGTCGATCTCGGCGGCGATCAGGGCGCCAGCCTTGACCAACTCCCGCACACGGTCGTCTGGCGTTGGCTTCCACCATGAGCGGTGCCAGGGCCACGCGACGGGCACGACGTGCCCGTCGCGGTAGTGCAGCGCTCGGGAGATGCGGGGAGCGGCGTAGCAGGCAGCAGCGGCGGCCAAGACCCCGGCGGGGTACTCAGCGTCGTGCTCGGGGGTCCAGCCCTCGGCGTCGATCTGCCGCTGCCGCTCGGCCGCGATTAGGTCGGCGCCGGTCGTCGGGTTCTCAGTCATGATCGGTCTCCTCGCTGGTTGTGTGGTGGGCGGCGCGGAGAGCAGCGGCACGGTCGCGGAACTCGCGCAGCACGGCCGCGTCGGCATAGCCGGTGCGAACCGTCCAGTCAGCCATCGACGTCAACGCCTCGGCGGCGGCTTCGGCGCGCAGGCGGCCCACCAGCTCGGTGAGGACGTCGGCTAGATCCATGGCCGAACTGAGCCCCACTGCGCCGAAGCAGTCGAGTACCACAGGCTGACCGAGCAAAGTTGCGGCCAACCTTTCCGCGATCTGTTCGCGGCTAGTCGGCGCGATCATGAGCCTGCCACCGCGGTGAGAGCGGTACGGAGGGCTGTCGCCCGCGCGCCGATGTCTCGAGCGGCTGCGACATCACCGGCGTCGGCGTAGTTCCTGGCTCGTCGCGCCCACGTCTCGGCGAGCTCCGCCACTGCCCGGATGGTGTCGACCAGGGCAGTCAGCGCGTTCACCGCCGCGACGATCAGCGCCGCGTCGGCGTGGTCCACGACGAGAGCGACCTCATCGTCAAACCCGTCCGGAACGTCGGGCGCCCAAACGCGCCCCTCGTGCTGCATCCACGTCTCGGGCTGCTCGGTGTTGTACGCCCACGCACCCGACGTGGCCTTGGCCCGCAGTTCGGTCAGCTCGTCCAGCCAGGCGGTGAGGGCGGTCGGCGCGGTCATGCGGTGCCACACACAACGGCGCGGATGGCGCTAGCAGCATCCGCGAGAGTGGAAGCGCACCCGCGGTCGAACTCGTTGACCCCGGGCGGCTTTGCCAAAGCCTCGAAGTTGGCGGCCAGCTCCAGCACCCGTGCCACTCGCGGGTCGGGCTGGTCCCGCAACACGGCCAGAGCGGCAGCAACGGCGTCGTAGTTGAGCAGCCAAGCTGCAACCGCCGTGCCCTTCTCGAAGTTCAGCCCACGCGATCCCAGTTCGGTCTCCAGCGCGTCGCCCAGGGCGCCGATCAGCAGCACCTCCTCGGGCACGGGCGCCGACTCGAACGGTGCGATGCGCGCCTCGAACACGGCATCCGGGGCGGTGGACATGTCCACGGGGGTCATAGCCACGCCTCCATAGCGTCGAGTTCCGCGTGAGTCAGCCCGGTCCGAAAGTCGGGCCGAACAGCGAGCACATTCGGATGCGCCTGCACCCAGCCGTGCGCTTCTCGGTCGTAAGGTCCGTGATCGTCGTCAATCCAGACGATGCGACGGTCGGGGTCCGATTCGGCGATCTCCCGAGCGTGGTGCAACTTCCACCAGCCGGGGAGGCGCTCCGTCCGGTGCTCGGAGTGGGTGACCAGGCCGCGCGGGAGGCCCATCGGTTCGGCCAGCAGCCTGTCGGCGTCCTCACACCACGTCGTGAGCCACTGAATCTCGACGCGCCCTTCGTCGTGCAGCGCCCGCAGTCGGGAAACCACCGACGGGTCCCAACAGATCCGGTAGCCGTTGAACATGCCCGTCTCCCACCCCGCAGGCAGCTTCATCACCAACCCGTTGAGCACGCCGTCCACATCCAGCAACAGCAGTGGCTTCTCCACGGTGGTCATGACGCCGGCTCCGGCGGAGCAGGACGGCCGGGAGGCGAGAGCGGTGCAGTGGTAGCTGTGCCGACCGAATGAGCCGCACACCGCGCACGCCCGCTCGTCGTCCTGCTGCGCCTCGGCCGGGGGCTCGGACGGCGCGGCGGGGCACTCGTCCCCGCACACGCCCCGGGTCCACTCCAACCCGATGCAGCAGCGCGACAGCTTCCCGTCTCCGGGCGGGGGCGTTGCGGCGGTCACAATGGATCTCCATTCTTGGTGATGCGATCAGCGATGACCTGCGCGAGAAGGGCAACGTACTTCTCCTCGGCTTTCTTCTTCTGATATGCACGCTCAGCGAGCATCATCGACACAGCGAAGAGTAACGCAGCCGAGTAGTGCCAGTTGTCCAGCGGCCAGCACGCGACGACCAACCCGAAATAGCACAGGAGCTGCACGGCGATACACACCGTGGTCATTTGGGGCTTGTGCAGCTGCACAGTCATGGTCACCAGCTCCAGGGGTTCCACCAGTGGTTCACGGACTCACGGATGACCGGCTTCATCGGACGGTGAACGCCGGGCGAGTAGTCGCAGACGATGTCGTTCACCGACAGCTGGTAGGTGCACCACCAGTCGGTCTTGTCAGGGCCGACATCCTCGGACGAGATGTAGCTCGTGTCGACGTCGATGCGGGGTCCAGCCGCCGCATCGGATGCCGTCGCGATGGAGCTGCCGAGGATTGTGGCGGCAACTGCAGCCGTGACGATCGCGGGCAGAGCACGTCGCATGGTGCTACTCCTTGGTGTTGGTGTCGATGTTGGCGGCGTCGGTGTCGACGGGACGAAACTTACCGGGTCCATCCAGTTCAGCGATGAACGACGGGTGTCCGTGCTGATCGCGCAACGTGCTCTCCATCGCGGCATGCGCGGCATTGATCTCGCCTGCGTCAGTGACGCGCGAATGCCATCGATCGACCAGCTCGCGGATCTCATGCGGCGTCACGACAGCTCGTTGACCGCATCGGCCGTGATGTTGAAGATCTTCTCCGCGATGGTGAAACCGGCGCGATTCAGGAACTTGTGCTTCGAGTTCTTGGTCTCGCGGTGCATGACGCCGGCGAGCGTGGTGAGGAACACCGCGAGCTGCTTCTTCGGCGGCCACACCTGCTCGGCGGCACGGATGGCGTCCGGGACGGCCTCGGTGATGGCGTCCTTGACGACCGTACCAGGGGAATTCTTCGTGTCAGTCATGACTTCCTCTTCACGGTGTGACGAACCTGCACGGCGGAGTGCCGAGCAGGAGTCTTGGTCGCAGCGTGACGTCCAGCCACAGGCTTGCGGATCGACGCGATGCCGAGGGAGACCAGCGCCAGGAGCAGCGCGATCATCACGAAGGTGTAGTGGGCGACGGTCTGCACGGCGCGCTCGCGGCGAGTGGTGATCACGACGGGTCCTCAGCGGGACGCGTGCCGACCTGCTGCTTGAGGATCTCGAGACGTCCCTCGATGCGCCCGGCCTCGTACGCGTCGTCCAGCGCTGTCTTCACGGCGTCGATGGTCTGCTGACGCGTCGCGCCGTACGGCAACGTGTCGAGTACGACGCGTGCGCGGAATCCTGTATTCATCTGCTTCCTCTTCCTGGGTTGTGGTGCTGAGAACAACCTAACAGGCCGCGCGTCAGGCGTCAACCGCAACGCGACTTACTCGCACGAATCTGGCGAGACCGTGTCGCCCTCCTTGAGACTGCTGACTGCGACACGGGCCAGCTTCGTGGGCTGGACTTCGGTGCGTGCAGGCCGGTTCGGGACGAACGTGTCAGACGTGGAGTCGTAGTCGGTGATGGAGTCCGGTGTGGGCATGCGTTGAACCTAACCTATGAGGGAGGGGCTGTCAACCGTCTTCCCGTGGCCAGGGGCGTTCTTCGCTCCATTGCCAGGTGTCCAGTGCGTGGTACGCAGCGTTCTGCGCGTCGTGCAGGATGTAGAACATCGGCTCGGGTGGGCGAACCATCATCAGTGCCTTAGCGATGCACTTGCCCGTCTCTTCGATCGCGGCACCGGCGTTCCGACGCCACTCCCACCGTTCTCGACACGTCATCAACGCTTTGTTCCATGTCTCACCCCGCTCCTGTGCACGCTCCAGCCGACGGCACACACCATCTTCCAGCGGGTAGCCGCACAAGCAGTGCGCCGGATGGTTCGGATCGCGGATGGTCATTTGGCCAATATAACATAAGATACGTGGTGTCAACCGCAGTTTCCGGGGCTGAGCGCACGAAGGCGGAGCCGATGATGTTCTCGACTCCGCCTTCACGTGATGCGTGTGCGTTACTCGTCTCGACCAAACGCTGTGTCACGCGCCTTACGCAGTTCGCGAATCAGATTGTTGATACCAGTCCGGTCGAGGTCACAGAACCAGCCGGGCTCCACAACGTCCAGATTCTTCCCGTCTGAGTCAACAAGTCCACCTGCCGGGTAAACCGTCGCGAGCTGCACGCCACCGTACTTGTTCCATCCGACAACAATCATGAAGTCCGGATCGTTCGGAGTACTTCCCGTCGGGTTGTACATTCCTGCATGCATCGTTGTTTTTGGCATCACGCGCTCTATTCCGCCCATCACGGGCTTCGCCCAGCCTCACGCCGGGGGTGAACTGAACCTAGTTCACCAAGTACATCTGGTCAATCCCACACTACGCGAGCTGTGGCACAGAAGTTTCCGGGGATCGGGGCGAAATTGGGGAAATTCTGTACGGGACCAGCGCGTGTTCTGAGCCGATCTTGTGATGGACGCACGTGGCTTGGGTTGTGATCTTGGTGCAGATGTCCCAAGATCTTGTCAGATTGTGCCATACCGTGACAGATCACGTGTCATCGTGTTGGCAACCTGTGCAGCGCATCAGCCGAGAGGCGCGCCATTCTCGTCTTGCCGTCGAATGGCGAGTCGGTCTGGGCAACCTGGGATGTTCATTCCTTGTGGAATGGGGTTCACAAGCAAAGCGTTCACAGACACGAACACCCAGCGCCTGCATCCACACGTGCTGGCGTGCTGACTCTCCGGGTACGGGTCGATGTGCGCGCAGACAGTTGACGACATGGGCCCATCAGGTCCTCTCAGAACTTGACTGGAGCTGGCATGGGTGAGTCGACCTGACCTTCGACCACGATCGGGCTGGTGGCCCGCTCAGCCGCTACTCGCACGGGCTGGCCGCTGGCCTCGTCGCTCATGGCGCCGCCTTCGATCGCTCGCTGCAACTCGCGACCGATCGCCGTCCGAACCCTGGTGTCATGGGGGTCAAGACCTAGGGCTGTGATAGCTCGCACAAACGCTTCCTCAAGCTGGTCAACGCCCTTCTCTGCAAGCCTGACACGCCTTTCCTCAAGGCCTGAGCGCACAGCTGCAGTGGCCACCTGAGCAAGGTGCCTACGCTCGCGCTCAAGTAGCTCCCACCACACGTTCACCTGGGCACGCTGCTCTGTGCGCTCAAGCGTGTAATTGCCTCCCTGCCCTCCTGTGCGCTCCTCTTCGAGCTGCAACGCTTCCTGCCACACAAGCTCTTCCTTGGTAAGCAAGCGTACCTGTTCCTCGAGATAGCGCACATAGCCTGCACTGCGTGCAATTTCTTCCATTACCGCAGCGCCAGGATCTACATAAACCATAGGTCCCATGTCAGGCATCTCGTGCTCCCACTTCCTGCGTTGTGCGTCCTGTGTCACAAACATCCCTGTGCTGATTGCCAGGGCTGTGGGGGATTGGCCTACCTGCGACGCAGCAGCTCGCTGCAGACGGCGCCAGGCTCGAGTGCCTGGCTGCCCAGGTACCCGTGCTGACGCCCCTTGCGTCCGTTTTGGCACAATATGCACCCCGTTCTGGCCTGCACAATGTGACAACTCTATCGCATACGCGGGCATGCGTGTGCGGATGGGCGCTCGTGAAGCGTTGTGCGCCTGGCCTACCTTTCCCCCCTTTGTGTCCCATGTTCCCAGATATCATAAGTTATATTCCCCGTCTTCATCAACGGCGCTGCATTCTAGGTCCGGCGCGTTCCATGCAAGACCAGCGTCCCTCAGGCCCAAGCCGCTCATGACCACGTTCCAGATCTCCGGCTTCCGAACGTCGTACCCACCCGTGCTGTCCGGGATCGTCAACCGATGACCATCCCACATGATCGACGCGCAGTGGGTCATGACAGTCGGCTCATGCCATTCGTACGGGCGCTGTGTGATCTGATCCTGACCACCAATGCACCGAACGTTCTCGATGTCCCGATCCGCGCCCGTGCTGCCAACCCGCATGATGAGATGTTCGTTCGCACAAACGTCACATCTCATGATCCATGCGACCGGCAGCACATCCAACGTACTCGCCCACTCCCGATACAGCGTGGTGCAGATCTCGTGTGTCCTGTTTCCAGATTCCTCGTGAACAGATCCTGCCCGATCAAACATCGTCCGTTCCTCTCGTCGTTGTCGCATTGTGCAGGCCCCGTCAACCAAGCTGTCAGGGTAGCTGCATCAGCTAACTCTATATACGAACCTTGCGTATTTTGTGTCATCACTCGTCGTATACGGATTTACTATATTACCCTGTCTACTCTGTCTACCCTGACAGATAGTAGTTGTATATAGCAGTTGAAGTGGGGAAACACAATTTGTGCAACCCGTCAACCACTACCAATCTACGTCGCCATTGCCCCGCCGTTCAGTCTCTCTGACCCTGACACACCCAACACAAGTTGTGCAAACACAAATTGTGCTAAGATCAACGATCTTGGTGTCGTACTAACCGCGAAGCGCGACCCTGACAGATCGGTACGACTCGCCATTGCGGTAGTCACAACCCGGTAACCCACGCAGAACGACTCAGCATCGCCTGACCAGCCATATTCAGCTCGAGTCCGCGATACGCCGTAGCCCGCTTGTTCGGCGCCACCGTCACGCGCCCGGTACCGTCCAGGTGCGGGATGTTGGCGTGCAGGTCGCGCCCGAAGTGGACTTCGTTGGACGCGCGGATGTTCTTTGTCTCGCACCACTGCCGGTACACGGCGAACAGGTCCGCCTTCACGACCTGCGCCATGGGATCGATGCGGCACATCTCCTCGAGGAACAGCTTGGTCGTACTGCCCAGGTTGGCCAGCAGGTCCAGTCCTTCGGCCGCAGACTTCGGCTGCGCGAACCGCGTGCGCTCCACCAGTCGATCCAGGCCGTCAAGCGCCCACATGAGGATCCCGGGCAACTCACCCAGCAGCTTGCCCGTGAGGTTGGCGTCACGTTTGGCCGCCGGGATCTCGTTTGTGAACTTGAGCATGAGCATGCGCGACCGAAGCGCACCGGATTCGTCCTGCATCTTCGGTACTTCGTTCGAGACCAGCATGAACCTCGTCGGCAGCCGCGACGAGTACATGGGCTGGCCCTTCTTTTCAACCGATACGGGGTCCTCCCCCGTGATGCTGAGCAGCCGCTCAACCGCTACGCCATCGTCTCGCGATCGGAAGCGCGTATCCTGCATGACCGCCAGGCCCTTGGTCTCGATGCCCTCCAGGCCGAACCTCTGATTGAGATCCGCCAGCGAGACCGAACCCACGTTGTGGTCGCCGCCGAGCAGAGCGGTGAGAACGCGAATGATGGTTCCCTTCCCGCACCGTGGAGGGCCGACCATCATGAACATCGTCTGAAGATCCGTGCGGTACGTGAGCAGGTAGCCGAAGATCTCTTGCAGCGTTGCCACCGAATCAGGATCGTCCGGCCAGACCTCGTGCAGGAACTTGAACCAACCCCGTGGCGCAGGAGCCTCCGGACTGAAGTCGTACGTGACTGCATAGTGATTGTAGAGCCGCGGCGTGTGGGCCCACAGCTGCCGTGACATGGCATGCACGATGCCGTTCTGGCAGGCGATCATGTCGCGTGCGTCAACCGGCGGGCTCTCCATTGCGACGTTCTCATCTGGCTCGAACCAGCAGGGAACGTCCGTGTCGCGGTCGAGGTACAGCTTGGACTTGATGTTCTCTGCGATGAGCTTGGCTCGATTGTTGTCTACCTCGAAGTCTACCCACGCTGGCAATGCGTTCGCACCAGTACCGATACGTCCTACGTACACGGCGCGCTCGAACGTTGCATAGATCTGACTGTGCAACGCTCCTTCGTCCATCTCGCGCCAATGTGTGTCAGTCCAGCGGTACAGCTTGCCACGGTGGCAGACCAGCTTGTAGCCATCGCCCTGCTTGTAGAATGCGTCCAAGAAGCGAATCGCATTGAGATCTGAACGTTTCGGCGCATCACATCGGAACGTGCCCGGCGGCTGAGGTCCGATGCCGTTCGGGACTGTGTTGACGATCGGTGCTGTCACAGTGCATCGGCCTCGTTATAGTCACAGTCGTTGCACACGCGAAGGTCTGACGACTCCGGATACGCTGGCAGCAGCTGCGCTCCGCACTGCGGGCACACCAGGCGCAGCGCAACGCGCGCTCGTGTTTCCCAGCCGTCAGAGCGGTCGTCCGGGTCGATCCCTACCTGTCGCAGTCGATCGCGCAGCGCAGCATCCTCAGCGTCTCGCAGCCGCAGGTGATACTTCAGCAGCTCAGACTGTATGTAGTCGTTCTCGCGGAGCATCTGCCTGACCGGCATGCGCATGATCACGGGGCGACGGTCACCGCTAGGCAGACTCTTGCATTCACGCAGCGTATACGATGGGTCCAACGGCTTGAGCATGGCCTCGATAAGTTCCTGCATGAACGGGTCAGTCGTGTCGTCGTTGGCCACTACTTAAACCTCCTCGTGAGGTTGCGAGCGAACTGCGCGTTCGTTGCTGCCTCAGCCTGTCGTGATCGTTCGATGTACCGGCGCGCGTGCTGAACCATTGGCCGGATGTCGCGCTCTGTCCAGGGGTTGTCCGGGTCTCCTACATCACTGTGGTCGGCCGAGTACATCAGCGCGCCCACGATCGTCTCGTCTTCGTACCCGCGCGCGATCAGCGAGCAGGCCATGCGCTTGAACGTGTAGCTCTGTTCCCCGACAGGCACGTCCACGCGCGCCAGGCCAGCGACTCCATCACCGTCCGTCTCGTTCCCGGCGATCGGCGAACTAGCCTCACCACCGAACGCCGACCCGTCCTGCGTGACCTCAGCCGCTGGAGCGCCCAGCAACGCCTCCGGCGCGATCGGCAACGCGCGCGGATCGCCGGCTGTCCAACGGTACGGCCTGAAGTCCTCCCTGCGACCCGTGCCCTTGGCACCCTGGTCAACGACCACGAGACGCATTGACGGCGGGACAGGGACCTGCCAGGGGCGATCAACCCCGGGCAGTAACGGTGAGTGCGGGAACGTCGCGCCGTCGGGTAGGCGCCACCACAGGTGCTGCCCACCGTCGTTGCGCGGCGACACGGACCGCGGCACCCTCGAGACATCTATTCGTTTCTCCGAACAGAAGTTCCAGAACCGATCGTTGCCACCGTGGCGCGGGTCGAGGTCCACGATGAGGATGCCGTTCGCACGTGAGGCGAAGCCAATGTTCGCAAGCGGCGCGTTCGTCCACCACTCCTGAACCTGCGCCAAGTCGCGCGTGGCGACGTCATCGACCTCCCACCCGGAGCCGAGCACGGCCGAGTTGGCCTTCTTGGAATCGTCCGGGTGCGACGCGTCCCAGAGTGGCACAACCTTACCCACGTGATGCGCCCACCATAGTGCAGCGTCGCGCATGCCGCCAGCTTCGACGGAGGGCTGAGGGATGGCCGCGGCGAACCGCGAGCCGATGTCCATGAGCCCCGCATCAACGTGCTCGGCTTGCGCGACGATCTCGGTGAACGAGACGCCGCTTGATGTCACCGGCTGCGCTCGCCAGTTGCGGGATCAATCCCGGCCAGCTCGTCAGCGATGTCCGATCGATGTTCGATCATCCTCCTGAAGTCGACCGTTGTTGTAGTCGTCGCGTATATGGCGCATGTGCTGAGCTCTGTAGCGGCAACCTGCTCACGAAGTACCTGAGTCTGCTCCTGGATGGCCTCGGTCTGAGTACGTGTTGCCTGCGTCAGTTCGAAGATCGCCTGGACGATCATCTGTGCCTCTGTCACGTGTGACATGTCAGTCCTTCTTGATTGGTCGAAGTTCGACAGGGACGGGCGGCGGCGGTGCGCCGGGAGTGACAGGCTCGACCAGTGCTAGGCTCGGACGGGTGGGCTCCGGCACTGACCGAGGGTGCTTCCACCATGCTTTGGTGTCGGTCCCGTCTTCTGATGGATCGTCGTCTGACGATGCGTCATTATCATTGCCGTACCCGTCTGGGTAGACGTCGCCATCAACGTCGCGCGTCACGTCCGCGTGACGCAGATCAGCGGCGTACCGCACGCTCTGCGCCAGTTCGCGGATCGCATCGGCCAGCACGTCAGACGCGCGATCGACAGCCGCTGCGATGACCTCGCCGTCTGTCGTCATCAGTTGCTCTCCGCGTTGTTGCGCATCGTGAACTGCTCTGTCATCGACGGACCCAGCACACTCAGTGCTGCCAGCAGTTCTTCGACGTCAACGTTCCCGTGGACCCACGTCACCGTGCCTTCGATCTGCAGGCCGCGCTCGCTCTGCATCTGCACATGGAACCCACGCATCGGCAGCTCCTCGCCGTCTGGCCCGTAGAACATGGTCAGCTGTCCTTCGGCCGGTACGTGCCGATGGCCGTGGACAGTGCCGTGCCCACGAGCTGCATGGCCTGATCCTCGGTGAAGCCCACCCATCGCAGACCGACGTACATGTTGCGCATTGTCTGGGCGTTCTGCCGTGAGACTGCGTCGGGCTCTTCGCCACCGAGCGGGGGCGTGCCGTTCGGCTGCGGAATGCGCGGGTCCTGATCGTCTGTCACTGTGCTACCTCTTCCTTGATTCCTCCGCGACGTGTACGCGCGGCCTCGATGGTGAACAACGTCGTAGTCATGCGCTCTGCTCCTTGGCCCACGCGTCTACGTCATCTACGTGGTACCGAAGGTGCCGACCGAACTTGTGTGCTGCTGGCCCAGTCTTCTCGGTACGCCACTTCCGAACGGCACCACGCGTAACGTGCAGACGTTCGGCGACCTGGTCCGTATCGAGCCAGTCTGAGGCGATAGTGATTCCTTCTGTCACACTCCATCCTCCTGTTCGTTGATGTTCGGTGGGGATTGGAACGATACCATACGCGTCAGTAGACGATCAAGATTGTTCGTTGCTGGGGTTGACACGGCCAGCCGACCGGGGCTACCGTCGTCCTTGTCACCGCAGCCCGGCACACCCCGGGAAGGTGCTTCGAGAGGAGGGGATGCGCGATGGTCTGACCATCCGCGTTCAGCGTAGGGCGTACCGGCTAGGACGCTACTAACGCACCCATGTTGCATCACCTGCTTGAACGCACGATCCGGCGGCCCTGCCGAGACAATCGTACATGGGCGGGGCCGCCGTCCCAAACCCCACTGAATGAGGAAGGCACCATCATGCTCATCAGCAAGTTCGCCGACACCGTCAAGCCGACGCCCCGCGGCAAGCCCGGGTCCAGCGATCGGCGGCCGAACACCGGTGTCGCCAAGCAGCACCGCATCGCCAAGCGAGTCGACGCGGAGCTCCGGCAGTCCGTGTACGACGAGACCGTGCCGGACGACGCCATGGAGCGCGCCCACCGCTACGGCCGCAAGATGCGCGAGGGTCTGATCTGATGGCAGACGAGCTGACTCCCACGTTCACCGTCGCCGACGTCCTCGAGAAGGCGGCTGACATCATCGCTCCACCCAACGGTCGTACACGGTGGATGCGCGGCAACTTACACTCGCGTGATGGTCGATTTTGTGCCCTCGGCGGAATCGAACACGCTGCGGCTAAGCTTGCTGGTTTGTCCGGTCGCAGGTCACTGCATGTGTACAGTCCTCGGTTCGCAGATGCACGGCGCGCGGCGAGCAGTTTAACCGAACAGGCACAGCGCGCACTGATGTTCAATGGTGTGACAGGTTCGGTGCCAGCTGTGTACAAGGATCACGTCCCGCGATCTGTTCCCAGCTGGAATGACAACGTTGCCAAGAATGGTCGTGAGGTCGCACAGGCCATGCGTAACCTCGCCAAGATGCTCCGTGCCGAAGCAGCGGTTGCGGATGACAATCAGAAGAAGGTGAACTGACATGACCGTCGAGATCAATGTCGCACGGCTGCGCGAGGCTGTCGACTTCGTTCGCGCCACGCACGTGACCGCCAACAGCGACAACCCGGAAGGACGGGTGCCCGTGCTGGTCAACGGTGTCCCTGCCGTGCACGACCAGAGCGTGTACTCAGCACTCGGCACGCAGGTCGACACGTTCCCCCACACGGCGCAGGAGCAAGCGCAGATCGACATGGACCCGTCGCTCAACACGTGTGGCACGGCCTACTGTGTCGCCGGCTACCTCACTGCGACGACGCCCGGGTACAAGGCCGATCTCATTCTGAAGAGGCAGTCGCTCTTCGACCCCTTCTCGTTGCGCGAGACCGTCGATGGCACGGTGGTCGATAGTCACGACGACATCGCGGCCCGCGCGATCTTCCCGTGGTACGCGGAGGCGTGTGAGAACGACAGGTTCACCAACGAGCAGGAGAATGCAGTGCAGCTGTTGTTCGATCTGTTCGACGGTGCCAACAGTCTCGAGACCATCGTGGCCATCGCCACCGACTTGGCAGGGGAGCCGATCTGATGATCATCATCGGTGCTCTTCTCGGTGGGCTCCTCCTTCTGGCCGGATCCGTCGTGCTGATGACCTGGCCCGCCATGCTGCTGTTCGGCGCGGTGCACCACGATGTCTTCAGCTGGGTGCCCGCGCTCAGTCTGTGGCAGACGTTCCTGGTCGTGATGTTGCTGCACTGCCTCATCCCGACATCGTCCACCTCAAGCAGCGACTGATGGTAGACATCCCGGCGGCCAAGGCTGCGCAAGCTGCGGTTGATGCGTCGGCCGATCGGTACTTCACCGACCGTGAGTTTGCCGAGAAGGTTGATGCTGCCATCGATCGTATTCTGGTCGCACATCCCGTTCGCGGCGTTCCGACTGTGTCACGACCGTTCATCGCTATGGGTGTGTGCGTTGCACTCGACATGTACCTTCCTGCTTCTCCACCGCGACCATCGAAATGAGTTGACCGTCATGCCGAAGAACGATCGGCCGGTGGGGCCCATCCCCGGTACCAGCCTCATCAAGGCACTCGACGCGTTTGCCGTTGTGCGTCTGCGCGACCTGGCGTCACGGCAGGCTGACGATGGGCCTGAGGGCCTGATGGCGCGCGTGCCCGACGTCATCGACGGGTGGGAGCCGGACGTCGGTGGATCGCAGCACCACATCGACAACACGGACGACATCCGCACGATGTTCACCGAGCGGTACGCACGCGGCGTCACGGACGTTCTCGCCTGGCTCAGCGGTGACGAGCCGTCGGTTGAGCTCATCGAGCTGCTTGACGTCAAGATCGGTTGACGACACGGCCATCACCAGCTAGGTTCGTTGTTACCCAGGAACGATCAACAGGAAGAAGATCATGCAGATCACCGTTTCCCCGCCGGGGTTGACGCAGGACGCGGTCACTCTTACGTTGCGCATGCACATGCCGCCCGTCATCTGTTCGATCGACGGCGAACGCGCCGCGCAATGGTTCGATGACCCGGCCGCGAACAGCGCCATGAACCCGGACGTCTCGCCGATCGGAGCTCCTGAGGTCTGTACCACATGTCTCAACGAGCTGCTCGCCATCGGTGTGGTGGAGATCACCGAAGTCGATCCTGATTCTTTTTGATCATCGATGGTACTCGATCTTACAACACCGTGCAAGTATGCAAATGTTGGCACTAACAACAAGGGTTACACGCATTTGCATCGTAAGGTGTACGAAGAGGCGAATGGTCCAATACCATCAGGACATGTTGTGGACCATGCTTGTCACAATGTAGATGCAAACTGTGAGGGCGGCATTACTTGTCGTCATCGGGCATGCATCAATGAACTCCATCTTGAAGCCATCACATACAAGGAGAATAACGCTCGAGGACAAGTGAATAGTGCAGCAGTACGTGCACGCAGACGACAATCACAGCTCAACACATTCGCGCAGACAGATCGTACACCGACTCATTGCTCGTGTGGTGCAGGTCCTTTTGTTGGTCCTATGGGGTTGGGAGTACATCAAGTAACATCAAGATGTGAAACTGGAGGAACATTGCGGAATGTTATGTGCAGCTGCGGTGCAGGGCCGTACAAAGCAACGCACGGTGCCCGTATTCACGCAGCTCGAGCAAAATGCAACGGCGATCCGCAGGAAGGGGCAGCGTAATGGCGCGCATGCCGGAGACTATCACCATTCACTTCGAGCTGACGGCCATGCCGATGATCGTCCAGCTCGCGGAGTTGCTTGTGGTCGAGGATGTGCGCAAGTCCTATCCGGACATGACGCATGCTCAGGCACTTGAAGAGGCGCACACCATGGGCATGACAGCAGAGGAGCTCGATGCTTCGGCTGACCACACCGGTGACAGCATCGTGCAGGCGTACAAGATCGTGCTCGGGTTGCCTGTCGATGGCTTCACCATGACGGGCACCATCATCACCGAGCAAGGAGAAGGCGCATGAAGCCGGGCAGTCCTGAGTTCCCCGAGATCGTGACGCTCTGTGGCTCGACGCGCTTTCGAGATGCGTTTTTCGCCGAGCAGCGACGATTGACGCTCGAGGGCAAGATCGTCATCAGCGTCGGACTCTTCGGCCATCTCGATCCGGCCATCGACATCGGCACCGCAGTTGCTCCAACTGCACCGAAGGTCGCGCTCGACGAGCTGCACAAGCGCAAGATCGACCTGAGCGACAGCATCCACGTCATCAACGTGGACGGCTACATCGGGTCCAGCACCCGAGGCGAGATCGAGTACGCAACCGCCACGGGCAAGACCGTGACGTACATGGAGGGAGCACGATGACAGGTCCGCAGCCCGTGGTCCGTGTCGGTCAGGTCTGGGAGGACGATGATCCGCGTTCGGCTGGTCGCGTGCTGAAGGTGATCAAGATCATCAATGAACCGGGATTCGCTCGTGCGGAGTGCGAAGTCATCGCCGTGGCGCGTAATGTCTCGAGAGATCGCATCGGGAAGACAACGCGTATCAGTATTCGCCGCATGCGTCCCGGCAGTCGCGGCTACCGGTACGTCGGTGAAGCGGTTGAGTCAGGCGGAGCTGCATCGAACGGATCGCCGGCGAACGACGATCCCAACGCACCAACGGATGGGCTGACGACCGGCCTGACCTGTCCTGACTGTGATCAGCGGTTCGTGTCGATCGAACGAACGCCACGCGGTAAGCGCACGTGCCCGAACGGTCACGTGTTCATCCTGAACGGCACCAATGAATTCGAGAGGGTCAACTGATGCAGATCAACACAGCCAAGCTCCGCGAGCTGGTCGGCCATGCGCTCGCTGAGGACAAGCGCGTCTGGGAACAGGAGGAGGTGGACTTCGAGGCCAAGTGTGCCAAGCGTCGGCAGGACTGGCTGGATCGCAACAGCGCGTCGTGGTCCGAGTTCAGCAAGACTATCATCGAGAAGGTTCGTGCCGGTGTGCCGATCACCGAGGATGATGTGCCCGAAGATCCGAATGCCGACCGTTACTCGCGTAAGGCGTTCTTCTCTGAACTGCGTCCATCAAGTCGTCACGAGAAGGACTACGTGAAGGGTGTCGCCGTCTACACACCGCCCAAGGATCTGGTACGCTTCCAGGCGTTCCTCGAGCTGGTCGAAGGCGATACCATCACGACCAGTGCACTGAAGGATCATGGCCTCGCACAGATCAACAGCAAGGTGCTGCAGTTCGTTCACGATGCCAGGGAGCGATGATGAGGTTCTTTCGCTCTCAGCGTCAGATCGAGGTCACGACGTCCAAGACTGAGGCCGATGTTGCGCGGCTGCTCGAGATCGTTCGTGAACGGGAGGTCGATGTTGCATGGCAGGAGTTGCGGTACATCGTTGGCAAGCACCTCAGCAGTGAACTCGATCGCATGCTGACCAATCTTCGACGGCAGACAAATCCTGACGAGATGCCACGGGAATGCCGAGTGGGTTTCCAAGTGCTGAACGGTTGGATTCTCACTGAGGATCGTGAGATCAAGTTCGGGTCAACTGCAGATGAGGTGTCTGATGATCATCGTTCCGGTTCGTGACGATTCTAGTACGCGGCTTCCTCATGTGTTGCTCATGCTGGTCGGCACACTTGTCGACTGGACAGAGCATGAGCCAACTGAGGATGAGCCGAATCCTGAGACGATCCGCGCCAGGGTCACGGGTATCCGCTGGGAACGCAATGTCGACGGCAACGAGACAGGCCGCCGGTGCGTAGAGCTGATGCTGGATCGTGGTGACGGTACGATGCGATGGGTCGGCCCATTCGGATTGTGAAGTTGTCGTCATGTATGTGATGGGCGTGTTCGCTGTACTGTTCTGCATCATCAGCTTATGGACAGGATGGAAGGCATGGCGTGAGACAGATCGAGTAGAACGTGCTCGACTACTGACCATCTCTGGTATCGCGAGCTGCGCTATGTGGCTGGTGCTCTTCATCTTGTTCGTGCTGTATGACCTCGAGAGGACTAGGCTGTCGTCATGACTACGGTCGAGAAGCGTTGTGTCTGTTGCGACCTGCCGGAGTATTCGTGCGGACGCAAGGCCGAACTCGCGCTAGTACAGCCTCGGCAGACTCCGCCGCTCAACATCGGCTTCGCTGATCTTCTGCAGCGATCCGTGATGGGTAAGTGGTTCGTCGCAGAATATCGCGGCGACTGCGATGTCTGCGGTGAGGAGTACGAGCCGGGCGAAGAGATCCGTGCCGATGGGTCCGGCGGCTGGCAGGGACGCGCCTGCTGCGGTCCGGACGACGAACGTTGGTGACGCGTGCTGGGGAGTTGATCCTGCCGGATAGCGCCAGGACCTGCTCTCGTGCTAGCACCACGGTGGTTGGCCAGCTGTGCGGGCGTCCAGCTTGGTACAAGTTCGAGCTAGACGCGTCGTTCTACCCCGAGGTCAAGACTCGCACTGGGGTCATCAAGGGATTCGCCTGCACCGACCACGGCAAGGACATCTGGAAGATGAAGGGTCTGATGAGCAGTCAGACCATCGTCTGACCATGTACCCTCGGCCGCGCGGGGCAAATCGCGGATGGGTCGGAGCTGCAGCTTCGACGGGGGAGCCGGTGCACCGGACAGGATAAGAGCTGGGTTCGAGTCCCAGCCTCCCCACTATGCGGCAGGATGTCAACGGCAAGCGGCGTGACGCACGGCAGACCAATGGCGGGCACGCCGGGCTGTGCGAGGTGTGTGATCCGGGACACCGTTCACGTGACGAGCACCTAAGGTCGGAGAGGATGTCTCCAGCCCGATGACCCGTCCTGCACCCTGCCGCATCTCAACTTGCAATGAACACATGCTATTGTGTTCAGCACACGCATCGTGCCTGCCGTACACGCATCCGCAAGCGTGACGAAGGATCTTGAGCTATCGGTTGACACGGAGCGTTGCTGCGGATAACGTGGTCCTCGTCAGGAACGCTGGAAGCACAGGAAGGAACGCATCATGGCCCACGAGGTCGAATCACTCTTCTCCGCCCGTGAGGTGCCCTGGCACCGCATCGGTGTCGTCACCCCCGACGTCCTGAAGGCGTCCGAGGCGATCGTCGCCGCCGGGCTGGACTGGACGGTCGACAAGTACCCGATCTACGACAAGCAGACCGAGTTCGGCGAGAACGGGTTCGAGGACAAGTACGTCGAGATCCCGGATCGGTTCGCGCTCAAGCGTTCGATCGACCAGCAGCTGATGTCGATCGTCTCAGACAAGTACCGTCCGTTCCAGAACACCAACGCGTTCGAGTTCATGGACGCCCTCACCGGCACGGCGGACGCCAAGTACGAGACCGCCGGTTCCCTTCGGCATGGACGCGTCGTCTTCGTCTCGCTGCGCATGGAGAACTCCGACTTCACGGTCGCCGGCGAGGACCTGCACCAGACGTACCTACTGCTGCGTACCACGCACGACGGCAGTGGCCGTATCTCGGTGTACGTCGTTACCGTCCGCGTCGTTTGCATGAATACACTTACGTGGGCCATCAACGGTGCTCGTCACTCGTGGGGCGTCACGCACACTGCGGACGTCGCCGGCAAGATCGCTGAGGCTCGCGAGGCACTGGGTCTGACGGCCCAGTACACCGAGGCGTTCCAGGCCGAGGCCGAGGCGCTGCTGTCGGTGAAGATCACTGACGACGACCTGCAGAAGCTGCTCGACGGCACCCTGCAGGAGCGGCCCACCAAGGAGGCCGAGATCGAGCTGATCATGGACAACTACCGGAGCAGCGCCACGGTGGCGAACTTCCTCGGTACCGGCTGGGGCGCCGTGAACGCCGTCAGCGAGTACGAAGAGCACGTGAAGAAGAACGCCTCGGGCGAGGCTCTGTTCTCCCGTCTGCTGGACGGCCGGGACGCCAAGCTCCGTACGACTCTCAAGGACCAGCTGCTCGCCAGCGTCTGACCTACCGAGCCGCATCGGCCGCCGGGTGTCTCACAACCCCGGCGGTCGTTGCGCGTTCGTCCCCAGAGAGGAAGGTTCATGAACAAGCGCCCAGCACCATACACACCGGAGCGTGTGCTGCCTGACGGAACGGAGATCGCGCGTCGTCGTAAGGCAGGCGAGACATTCGCCAGCATCGGCGAGCAGTACGGGACCAGCCGCCAGGCCGTGCACAAGGCGTTCACGAAGTGGACACGTGATCAGGAAGAAGAGGAGGTGAAGGCATGACCAGCACCGAGGAACGCAAGCCGTACGTTGATCCGCACTGCGATGCGGCTGAGAAGGCTGCTGAGCGTTGCGAGTTTGCTCTGACGTACGCGCGCACAGAGCCACGCGAGTTGGCGCCTGGGATGATCCTGGGGCCGGACATCGATGACGTGTACCACCCGGGGCAGAAGAGCAGCGGTGAGTGGATGGGCGAGGTGCCTGACGGCTACCACGATGCTCATCCTGCAGTCCTGCTCACCGAGGATGTGTTCATCGACCACTACGCTGGGATGGCGATCAACGAAGCCGTGCACGAAGCGCTCGAATGGTTCCGTGTCGACGGGAAGCCCTGGCTCGACCCGCACGGTCCGACGGACTCGGACATCTACGCCGCCGTGGCCGAACTGGTCGAGAAGCTGACGTCGTTCCGTCATGGACTGCTCGAGCAAGGACCTGCCTGAAAGAATCTTGCTCTAGCGGTTGACATGCACGAACGCACCGGCTAGGTTCGTTGTTGTCAGGAACGCACGAATCGCCAGGAAGAGGAATGAAATGCCCGAGATCCGCTCAGTTCCCGTCAAGGCCAGCTCGCTCAAGGTCGGCGACGAACTGCTCGACGGCCGCATCGTCGTCTCGGTCGACGTCAAGCAGAAGTGGACCACGGTGTACTTCGAGACGGCGCCGCAGCTCGACACCCGGCACAAGCGCGTCGAGAACGACACGGAGTTCCTGGTCAAGCGATCGTTCAAGACGGCCGAGGAGAACGCCGCCGACCAACTGGCCTTCAAGCTGCGCCAGCTGGACGGCAACGAGCAGAGTGTCAAGAAGCACCTGACCGAGGTGCACGAGCGCATCACCGCGCAGATGGCGTCGGTCGACGAGGTCAGTTCGTCCACGCTGGGCGACCTGCTCGCCGCACAGGCGGCGAAGAAGACCTGGGGCCGGATCACGCACGTCGCCAAGATCCAGGCTGACCGAGCCGTCGCCTTCGACGCGGAGACCGGCACCTGGCACGTCCGCGATGATGCAGAGGTCGCGGCCGAGCATGACGGGTCACCGGCCATGGACCGACTTACCTGCGTTGAGTACATCAAGGAGAAGGTGACACAGGAGCTCATCGAGTTCATCAGCTACACCAGCCGCTCCAGCTCGGTGATCTCCAACGCGGCCGAGGACTACGACCGCCAGGCCAAGGCCAACTTCGTCCGCGACATGCGCTGGCTGTCCTTCTGATGGGCCACCGACGCGGAGACGGTCGAGGCAAGTACGCCCCGACCGGAGTGCGAACACCACCTGGGATCCCCGTCGGGGACTACCCGCTCGTCACCATCAACCGCACCATTCGTCAGGAAGAGGAACAAGTCATGGCACAGAGCACCGGAACCAGTCGCCCCACCCCGTCCGACATCCGTCCGAGGCCGATGCAGACGGCCGATGCGGCTCCTGCGGCCAACGACACGGCAGGTGCGATCGCCATCCTCCTGGAGGAACTCGCCGCAGCGTGTGTGCGGATCGACAAGCTGACCGATCGCGTTGCGGAGCTCGAAGCACGACCCGTGCGCGGCAACGGGCAGGCACGTAAGTACAACCCGGACGCGCTCAGCAGCGGCATCCTCGCTGTGCTCGAACGGATTGCACCATTCGACATCAAGCTCTCGGCTGCTGCAATCGCTGATGCGCTGGACGACTCGCTGTTCGTGGGTCTGCAGGCTGGAAAGTCGAGCAATGTCAGTGCACGCCTGCAGACGTTGGTGAAGCACAAGCTGGTGAAGCGCTCGTACACGCCCGGAGCGAGCAGCGGAAACAACGGGCTGCTGTACTATGTCGACCCGCCCAAGGTGCCTAAGACCGACGCCTGATGCACGGCGGGCGGCTGGCAGCCACACAGGGTTCGAGGCGTCGGT